AACAGAACCAGTATTGATACCAAGACCCATACCGAAAGCAGGAATACCTTCGTTGGCGATTTCAGCATTGAAGCGATCCAAGTCGCCAAGCATTTCAAGAGCTGTTTTAACTGCATGTTTAGCGTGATCCTTATCGTCTAGTGGTGCGTTCCAAAAAGCCATTTGAGCATCACCAATATATTTATCAAGCGTTCCTTCATTTTCAAGTATTTTCGCAGTCATCGCTGTCATGTAGCGATTCATAATCTCAGTAAGACCTTGAACGTTAGATCCATAATGCTCACTAATAGTAGTGAAACCCCTAACATCAGTAAACATAATTGAAAGTTCTCTGGTTTCTCCGCCAAGGCGTAATAACTCCGGATTCTTTTGTAGTTTTTCTACAAGTGCTGGTGAAAGATAAGTTCCAAATTGTTTTTTAATTTGTTGTTTTAATCTGAATTCACGAGCGAAATTATTAAACGTCAATTGAAAAAATATTGCGATGCAACTAAGTAATATGTAGCTCGGATCCCACAGCTGCATATAATTTAAAAACATATAATACGAACCGCCGACAATGGAAACGACAAATGTTATCAAAACAGGTATGGTCCAAAAGACCGAAGTACGAGGTATTAGAATTAGCAATGTGCCTAATAGCAATACTAGCAGCGCTGTCTCTAGTAGCTTACTCTCTGGTAAACGGCTTATAGAAGTTCCGTCAATTAAAGTTTGAAGTGCTTGACCTTGCACTTCATGTGCCCACTTCTCCCCGATAGGTGTTGCAACTATACCACCAACACCTTCGATGGTCAATCCTAAGATAACAATTTTCCCTTCGACGGTTTCTTTTGTAATTTCAGTTGCTTCAATCTTGCTGAAGTTGTTGTTCCATCCGAGCCAGATGCGACCGTTTTTATCTGTAGAGATGGCGGGGAACTGTGGGATGCGGACGGCTTCGACACCCGCTTCACCTGTTTTGATTTGGTAAGAGGGATCGCCAGCAGCTGTTCGTAAGGTTTCCAATACAAAAGAAGGATACAGTGTATCGCCAATCCGAGCCAACATAGGCATACGACGGACAACGCCATCGCGCTCGGGAGCAACTGCCAAAAGCCCAACACCATCCGCATTTCCTGCCAATGTTGGTAAAGGAGCCACAGCCCCCCTCCAAGTATACAACCATGGATCAGGAGCATTACCGATACTAGCAAACCCTCTGCGAGCAGCATCTGCTGGTCTTGATTGAGATGTAGGAGTTTGAGAAATGACAACGCTACCACCTCCTAAACTTTTTGCGAGCTCTTGGTCGCCACCAGCTCTATCTTTTTCAGAAAATAAAATAGGAACTGAAATAACTGCTGCACCTGAATCGCGGAGCGTATCAATCGTTTGAGCAATATCCCTTCGGTCAAATGGCCATTGACCAAATTTTTGAACTGACTTTTCGCCAAACTCAACGAAAACAACTTCATCCGACTGTTTCTTTTCTAGTGTTCCTATCAGATAGTCAAAGGTTTTCAGCTGTAGTGTTTCGATAGGACTTGGATTGATAACATACAATGTCAACAGGAGAAAGGCGCTGATAGCAGCTGCCCACGTACTTGTAAGATATTTGCCCAGATTTTCCATTTTCAGTACTGGTTGATGATATATGGACTATTAGGGCAGCTGCTACCACATACAACGCTAAGGCTAAAAGACTGTGCATTAATTCCAGACTGAGTGACTGAAACGCTAATCCCGTCGCCTGAAAGTTGCAAATTAGCAGAATGACCAGAAGCAGACTGAGTAATAATAACATTTTGATTTGCTCCTTGAATGTTCACGATTGCATTATTAATATTCTGCGAATAAGCAGCAGTAGTCATAAAAAGTAAAGCTAAAAGTGTTTTCATCAGTTACCCTGCTTTATATTGATAGTTGTTGTTCCTCTACTATTTACAATTTGAGAAATAGTAATGTTTTCTTGGGTAATGTTTACGGTTAAACTGTTATTAGTAGATACCGTTACTTCTGCATATGCACCACTTACTTCGCGATATAATGTAACATAGTCATTTTCAACGAAATACTTCAATCCAGTTGCAGCATTATACTTAGGCAATAGAGCATTATATTCAGTTAATTCGTTACCTAGTAATTGAGAAGATGCTATATCCAAAAGGTTCATAAGGTAATCTGAATCGAGATAATTTCTATCTAACTTATTATACTCTGATAGGTAATTTTTACTTAACTCGGTATATATTAATAGGTCTTTTCCAAGTAGATCTTCATCAAGAAAATTGTAAGCTTTAGTTACTATATTTTCTTGAACTGCCACCTGTTTCGGTGGGGTAACAATAATTAGGTTATTGATTTGATCTAAATTGAGATTAAGGATAGCTGACTTCGGTGTAGTCATTCTACTACCAACTGCAACTGATTCGAATGGCTTTGTTAACCAAACCGTACCCATATCAGTCGTTACGGATATAGATCCTGTGATACAATCGCGTTCAACATTTCTCCACCCAACAGGGCAAGAAGGTAAAAGAATAACAGTACTGCGACCGATCTCGTCAACAGTTCCAGAAAAGTCAGTTCCTCTGACACCGATTGTAGCTGTGGGCGTCTCAACAACAACCTGTTGCGGATCAGATTTAGCGATTTGACCTGATGCATATTTAATAGTTCCCAAAGCCATCTTGATTCCAAGCTTACCAGTTTTCTTAGAATCATCGTAAACAAAGTTATCAATTACAAGTTTAGAATGCTCGGTTATTTGAACCTTAGTATCATCCTGAAATGTAATGCCAGCTTTACCATTAGCAGTTGTGATTGTATCTCTCATCTCAATGCCACTTTGAATGGCGCTTGAAATCACAGCTGTATTACGTTTAATTTCAGTTGGACCTGTTTGCTCTGTTACTTTACCAACGTCAGCTTTAGTTGTGGTTGGATCTAATAGTAAGAGTGTTGCCAGAACCAGTGATTGTAGAAATGACCTTTGAATCAACGCCGCCACCTTGCTTAATATCTACCGTATTAGTAGCGCCCAGGATATTCACGTCTGCTTCATGTCCATTTATACCTGCTACACCAGTTTGTTTAATTGCTACTTCATTACCGCCGCCGCCATCGATAAGCACAGTGCTTTTTGCACCAGCAACTGATGATGAATCGTTCTGAATGTTTACTGTGTTATTATCTGTATTGATTGTAACTGTTGAAAGTGTAAAACCTTCGGCATTTTGAGTAACAGTATTGTTATCGCCTGTAATTGTATTAACTAGAGACGAACCTGAACAAGATCCGCCAGAACCACAGGAAATACCTACTGCGTTGTTATCGCCAGTTACCAAAGAGTTTATAGTAACGCCATCACCAAAAACAACTACGTTGGCAACGTTAGTGTTACCTATTTGGTCGATTGTTACGATATTGTTTTGTCCGTTAAAAGTCGCTTTATTCGTTGCATTACCAATAGAATTAGTGTTACCAGTTTGGGTCATACTGATCGTAGAACCATCGCCTATCTGATCAACGTATACACTATTTCCTGCTGCGTTTGCATAATTTACCATAACCAAGAATGACAATAACGCCATCATTCTTGTTAATAGTTGCATTTATTTTCCCTTCTTAAAGCTCCATAAGTTTTTCTTAGCGCCTTCTTTAATCATCTCTGTAACTGCCGCCTCAATCGCGATTCTAACGGCATACGTTGTCGGTTCGTTGACAGAAGAACCAGCTTCGAACTCTACTGATTTAGTTCCAGCATCAACAAACTTAAATACGTTAGCATTAACACCTGTACTGAATACGGTTTTAGTAACGCCAGTAGATAAAAGTATCTCACCTGTATTTATAGAAATTAACCTTAACATTATAGTAACTTCGTCTTTTCTATACTCCTGAGTAGCTCCTACGCCAAGGAATCTAGCACCGATACCGCCAGTACCGATGTTAGAGTCATACCCGACGATACCACCATCAATCATAATACCAGCAACGATGAGAGGCGTCAAAGGCTTTGCCTGATCCTTCTCATAAAGCTCTCTCTGTGAACGAATAAGCTGTCTTTCTTTTACAAGGTTTTCAAGAGCAACACGTTCAACGGGCATAAACCATTGACCCTTGCCAGCATCCTGTAAAGCTTTAATTAAAAGAACTTCGCCGCCCTGCGTTACTGCAGAACTGAACGAAGCATAGTTTTGCGATGGTTTTCTTTGGCCAGTTAAGTCAGCAAACTTATAAACAGCAATAGGAACCTTTGGCCCATCTACAGGAGCAAGGTTCGCTAATTCATTAAATCTCTTAGAAGTTTTAATTACTTCTGGGGAATCAACTTGCGGCTCTACATGCCTTGCGCTTGTTATTTCTTTACCTGTGCAACTTGCAACAAGTAAGCCAGCAAATATAGCAATCCATAATTTTTTTATCGTTTTTACCATGCTAAACTCCCATACGGAACTACCACTTCAGTAACGCTACCAGCAGCATCTGTTATTCTTAATGTTATATTAGAACCATCAGATGACCAAGCAACGTTATTAGATGCAATATCAAAAGACCCAGAAGTTTTGCCGTCGTCGCTAAAAAGCTGTTCGGCTATCTTCTGGGATAAGGTCGCATAGACGCGACTTTCTAAATTGTTTAGAAACTTGGCTAGGTTTGTATTTTTAGCATCCGAAGCTGCTTTAGCTGCCTCGGCTTTTTTATCATCTAATAACTTTTGTTTTCTTGTTTGTTCTAAATTTTCTATCGTAAGAACATGAGAAGAAAACCCTACGCCGTTAAAAGCAGGACTTCTAAACTGAAATTGAATTTCATTAGCATATGAAACAGAAGAAAATAAACAAAATAATGCGACTAACTTTTTCATTACTTATTTTTCCCTATCTAAATGGCACCAGTGGAAGGAGTCGAACCCTCGCCTAGATTTTTGGAGAATCCCGTGCTACCGTAACACTTCACTGATATATAACTATTTAGGGTGGTGGAGAGTGTGAGATTCGAACTCACGGAACCTGTTAGGGTTCGAGCATTTAGCAAACGCTTGCCTTAAGCCTCTCGGCCAACTCTCCGTAATGGTGGAAGAGGATGGATTCGAACCAACTCACCGTACAGAATCGATTTACAGTCGACCGCGACTCTCCAACTTCGCCGCTCTTCCAATTCTTGGTACCATCTACTGGTTACGATCCAGTGCTAAGAGTGCCACAAACTCTTGTGCTACCATTACACTAAGATGGCATGGTGCTGCCTGAGAGGTTCGAACTCCCGACATCTCGATTACTAATCGAGTGCTCTACCAACTGAGCTAAGGCAGCATATTTGGTGCGCTTGGAGGGAGTCGAACCCCCAAAACTTGGTTTCTAAGACCAATACGTATACCAATTCCGTCACAAGCGCATTTATTGGAGCGGACGATGAGATTCGAACTCACGACAACTTGCTTGGCAAGCAAGGACTCTACCACTGAGCTACATCCGCATTAATGGAGTTGCCTCCCAGAATCGAACTGGGTTCTCAAGGATTTGCAGTCCCGTATATTACCATCCTACTCAGGCAACAATTGGCGATCCTGAAGGGACTCAAACCCTCCTTTTCCCGTAGACAGCGGGAAGCCTTCTCTGACGGCAACAGGATCAGAACTCGTGATAGGACTTGAACCTATATGCTCCCGAATACTGCCGTAGACAAGAGAACTTACGCTTAGTTGACACGAGTATAAACTGGTGCTGTTGGAGAGAATCGAACTCCCGACCTGATGATTACAAATCAACTGTTCTACCAATTGAACTACAACAGCGAATAAGTGGGAGCTAACCTTGGCTCCCGTCGGATCTATTTGTCGCGATCAACCGTTTGAGGGTTCCATGCATAAACGCTGTCTACCCACACCCATTTTGGTGGAGACATGCGGGATCGAACCGCAGACCTGAAGCTTGCAAAGCTACCGCTCTCCCAACTGAGCTATGTCCCCAAATTCATCCGCGTCTTTTATAGTGGCTAAGTTATCGCAGCCCCACTACTGGTACGCACATCATCAGATCTAGAAACCGATGAATAGTAATCCAGCGACTTGGTGCGGGATGAGAGGGTCGAACTCCCGACATCTTCGGTGTAAACGAAGCGCTCTACCACTGAGCTAATCCCGCATATAATGGCTCCCAGTGCCGGAATCGAACCGACCTAACCATTGCTTAACAGGCAAGTCCATGCACCATGCTCGGATTTCTGGGAATAGAATTACTTTCCTCGTCTTTTACCGTTTTGCGGTTTAAATTCTGGAAGTAATTTTTTAAATCTTTGAACTAAATTTGGCTTAGATTTATCATAACCTGTTTGTTATAATTAACAGTATATAAACTTTAGTTACAAACTCGTTCTTGACGAATGCCGTAAGGAGTGCGGCGATCGACGATATAGCAATGAGGACGACGAGGATAAACAGGAACATAACGTTCCTGATAAACTACTGGACGTCGCTCAACGTATACTGGACGAGGCTGAGACGCTTCATTAGCTACAACTGCACCAGCAGCAGCACCAACAACACCAGCAGCTACAAGTTGCTGTTCGCGTGCTGTACAGCCAGCCAATCCGAGAGCAATAAGTGGAACTAATAGAATCTTACGCATTGTCATTCCCCAAATTAGAACTTATAATTTACGCCAAGCGTGACAACGTTCTCATCGCGATCACGCTTACGGTCAGTGATATAACGGTAACGAACATCTGCTTCAATATCGCTTGTGATGTCATAACGGACACCAGCACCAGCAACGTAGATAGGCTCGCGCTTAAGATCAGACCAACGATAACCAACGCCAGCAAGAGCATAAGGAACAACAGGAACGAAACCAATCTTATACTGACCGATTACGTTTGTAGTTGCTGTATGTGAACGAAGCTTTGATGATTCATTCCAAGCATAATCATAATCAGCTTCTACACGAGCAAACTCTGAAAATTCCCAACCAGCGCGAGCATTAACGCGAAGAGCGTCGTACCAAGGATTGATATTTGTTACAGCCTTCGAACCCAAAGAACCGCCAACATAAAATTCAGCCGACTCTTGTGTAGGAGCAGGAGGTGCTGCTGGGGTCTTAGCAGGAATATCGCTAGCCGAAGCAGCGGTAGCAAAAATCAAACCAACAAATGTTACAACATACTTATTCATACTTTTTACTCCATTTCAAGTTATACACCTATTATATAGGTGATAGGTTTAAAAGTCAAGTGGAGGAAGCGGTGGGATTCGAACCCACGGGAGACTTTCGCCCCCGCTAGTTTTCAAGACTAGAACCTTAAACCACTCGGTCACACTTCCATTAATTGGTCGGAGTGGCAAGACTCGAACTTGCGACCTCTGGTACCCAAAACCAGCGCACTACCAGGCTGTGCTACACTCCGTTATTCTTATTTGGTGATCTCTGTGGGATTCGAACCCACGACAATTCGATTAAAAGTCGAATGCTCTACCAACTGAGCTAAGAGATCTAATGGTTGGCACAGGTGGTTACGATCCACCGACCCCTGTCTTATCAGGACAGTGCTCTACCGCTGAGCTATGCGCCAATATTAAAAAAGTCCCCATCCTAGATCGCCAGTTATTCCCCTGCTAGGGCGATTCCACGCGACACCGAAGTGTTTCATGCCATTACAGGCAATCATCAGGCGTATAAGTGCAGGGCTAGATGTCCACAAGTTCGATGGGGTGGTGGACCACACGCCTCTTATAATTGTCTCTTCAAGGATGCACCAGCTATCTAACTTCTGTCACCACCGTCGATTACAGCTGATTATACGGACTGAGAAGGCTACCTCTGCGTTAAATATTCTGCAGACGCTTCGGGCTCTGATGCACCCATGAAGAGACAACCGAAGTTGCCTCAACAAGTTTCTAACAATTTCAAACAACAATAAAAAAGGCGGGATTTTAGTCCCGCCTCTTGAATCTTATATTAAGACTCTTAGACGAGACCAAGCTGCATGGCTTTGTAACCTGCAGCAATATGCTTGCGTGTTGGAGTACCCATACGGTACTTAGCAACAACTGTACCCTTCGAGTTACGCTTCTCGTTGAGATAGATGCAGTAACCCTGTTCACGAAGATAATGAACTACGCGATGCGGGTTGCCAGCACCGAAACGTGCAGCAATCTGCTTTGCAGTAAGTTCTTCGCCATTCTTAAATGCTTCCAAAACGCGATTAGTCATAGTCATTAATGTTCTCCTAGATTCACTTTATTTAGTCATTATACCGTAGTTTGGATTTAAAGTCAACGCTTTTTTTAAAGAATGTCAACAATTCGTCCAACCATATCCACAGCTCTTACTCTTTGTTCAGGAAAGCGAGAAGAGAGCAGTTTCATCTCAGAAAGGATCATCTGAGAATTGTTTAGAGTAATTTGGTATGTGCGCCAATTACCCGTAATATCTTGAAGTTGAATTTCAACTTGGTTCATTATCGTTTCTCGATACCGTCGAGTTCTTTTATGAAGGAAGTCAAGTCTTTAAGATCAGTGAAAACGATCTTAGAGCTAATCCAATCATCGTTAGAATCATTGCCGCTAATGTCAGCGACATAACCATTTTCACAAAGAGTGATTGTCAAGTTATCATTGATCTTTGTAAATCGAGCAAGATGCTTATTATCAGCCATATTAACCTCTCCTCATGCGAGCGATATCTTCAGCGTCGCTCTTAGCAAAAACAGGAACCATATTAGATTTATGCATAGTAGCGATACCAAGAAGTTTACGTTCGCCGCTATACACTTTTTCTGCAGGTTTAGAAGTAGAACCGTTACCGAACCCTGCGGAAACATAATCGCTTCGATCAACCTTTATATCATCATTATACCGCGATTTCCATTTAAAGTCAAGTGCTTTTTTATCGGCTTTTTTACCGCCAGTCATAGACTTAACCCAAGCTTCGTGTTCGGCTTGAGATTTAGCTAACCGCTTGTTGCTACTTGCTTTACGTTTACGGGTAGAAGTTGTAGTGTAGAATACTGGAAGAAGATGCATCGTCATTGGCTACTCCCCTATTATTACAATAGTATACTATACTATCGTTTTAAAACCAAGGAGTTTCGTCTATATCTTTCGAGAGGGTTTCTTCTATTACTCTCTTTAAACAAGAACGAACTAGTTCTTTAGCTGGAAGATATCTTTCTTCTTCTATCTTCATTTGCTTCTTATAATTATGATGCTGCTCTTCTTCCCACATATCATCGCGAGCATCTATCATCTCTTCGAGAGCTTCGATAAACTTATCAATCGTCTGCTGCTGTGACATCTTTATCGCGCTCCATATTATCGACAATTATATATTTTGCCTCGTCGTCGATTTGAGCATATGCTTCCAACATACGACGAACATTATTCAATCTTTCAATAACATTATTAATCGTCTTATGGGCTACTTCGTCGTTATGACCTTCTTGAAGGTCGATCAAAGCAGCGTCTAGATTAGAATCAGCAGAATAATCGATGTGATACTTCATCACGGAACCATCTTTTGCCAACTCTTGTTCTAACTTAAGAGGAGGGAAAAGCATAGCCTTGATTTGTTCAATCTTTTCTTCGGCTGGGGTATTAATTTTCTTTTGAACTGTCCACGGGAATTTCATTACAAATAATCCTTAGTTACTTCTTTTTACGACCCATATTATACTTAGCCTCAAGAGTCCACTCGTGCTTTTCTTTATGATTGATGATCTTAATTTGACTCATCGAAGCTAGAGGGTCTTTTATCTTTTCGGATTCTACGACCTTTAGTAGACCCCAATCCTGAAGAAGCTCAATTATCTTATTACGGCGACCCATGTCTTCGTCGGAAAAGTTAGAAGGTTTGCCGTCGATTGTAAACATTTCTTTGAAATGAACGATATAATACTTACCCTGTTTATGAAAGATATGGCAAGATTGATAGAGTTTTTTTTCTTTGCGGGAGGCGACACCGATTCGGGTAAGGGTTTCTTTAATCTTTAGAAAGTCCTCTTCTTCCGCTATTCTCACCTCAATTAGCGTATCTAATAAATCATTCATTTACTTCCACCTTTTTCTTGTTTTTTTCTTATAATATCAAGTTGCTCCTTGGATAGGAGCTTAAGCGCCTCTTTTGCTCGTACAACATTATATTTATAATATTCTTGAACTAAGGCGATAAGCTCCTGTTCCTTCTTAAGCTCCCTTTCCATCTTCTTTTCTTGTTCGGTTTTTTTCTTTCCATAACGATTTATCTTACGGACCGAATAGAAAAGGTAATGATAATGAAGCTTATCGGGCAGGTGGTAGTTTAGGTTCATATCCTGAACATTAGAAAGCGTATCGGTATGATTCGATAACGAAAGGTTAGTTCTCCACTGGCTATACTTGAACTCCTGTGGATTGTCCAAGTCGATTAACTGTTTTCCGGAATTAATGTTATTTTCAAACCTCCAATCGTATTGGGGCTTGACTACTTCTTGTTCTTTCTTTTCTTCCTTTCGTGGCTTTAGCGTAACGTCGAGAAACATTACGCGAACTCCAAAGTCAACATTGCTTCTACTAGAAAAGCTACAAAGTTGATTTCGGCATTAGCAGCGAAAGCGTTTTGATATTGATAACGGGCAACCAGAAGCACCAGTTCCGGAATACTTTTCTTATCAAAGAAGTCAGAAGCAGTTTCATAAAACTGGGTGTAGAGTGAATTAACATCTGTGTCGATATTATTCTTTGCCCACTTACGAACTTCAGTAAAGTTTTTATCTTTCATAAAGGCAATAAGTTCGCGAATACTAGTTTCCTGAATGTTAGCTAGGATACCAGAATCGATCTTACCTGTAGCTGAATAACGCTGAAGCTCATTAAGAACACGACGCCAGTCAGGGAAATGCTTTTGAATAACTTCGGCAATTACAGCTTTGTCATACTCAACGTTTTCAGTTTCAAGAATTACACCAATCCGCTTCATAAACTGCATAGCGAGCTTGGCCATATCCTTCTTGCTGATCTTAAAGTCAACTACGGAACAACGACTATGTAACGGCTCAATGATTCTGTTTTTGAAGTTACAAGTGAGAATGAAGCCACAGTTCCGCGAGAACTCTTCCATAAAGTTTCTGAGTGCGGGTTGTGTAGAGTTAGCATTAAGGTAGTCTGCCTCATCAAGGATGACGTACTTTCGTCCACCTGATAGGGAAACAGAGCTAGCGAAGTTTAGGATTTCATTTCGGAGTGTGTCAATGTTGCCATTCATAGATCCGTTGATGACGATGTAGTCTGCTTTGACTTCTTCCAGCATGGCCATAGCCACTGTAGTTTTACCAACACCAGCACTACCACTGAGAATAAGATTTGGAATATTACCATTTTTAACAAACTCCTGAAAAGTTGTTTTCAATTCTACAGGAAGGATAGTTTCTTCAATAGTTTTCGGGCGATACTTTTCTACCCAGAGAAATTCTTCATTCATTTACAGTTACCTCGTCAGTAAGAAACTTTTCAATAGTATTAGAGTTTTGTTTTTCTAAAACTTCTCTATCCGTCAACCAACCAAATCCATTACGTTGATTTTTGGTCATCTGATCCCATATCTCGATACAAACATTTCTAAAATCTGATTCTTTTAGATGTTCTCTTTTGATATGTTGACGGTCGCTTCTTACATAAAAATTTACAATAGGCTCGAACGCTTGATGATAATCACACCACTTTACTCTTGGAGCCGATGTACCGAAAACTGTATTAGAAAATGCATCTCCGATGTGCCTAGAAACAACAGGAATTACATCTTCCCTCTTCACTTGTTCCATAATATATACTCCATAATATAAAAGTGGGAGGAACCATTATAGCTCCTCCCGAGTCAAAAGTCAACTTAGAAAGTTGAGCTGGATTCAACAGCAATCCAGTATTCAGCCTCACTTCCCTTGAAGTGAGAGATACCACGCGAACAAATGCTTACATCGTAATCGCCTGGAATGATCTTAATATTTTCAGACTTAAAGATTGCCTTGAAGGTCTTATCAGTTTCGCCGATAGCGATAGAATAGATATCGCCAGAAGGATTCTTTGTATCAGCAGCCTGAAGATAAACCTTGCTACCGTCACCAGAAACAACGATCTCAGGAAGCTGAAGAACGCCAGAAGCCTTTTCGACATCCTTAAGATTTTCGTTGGTGAGACGGAAAGAAACGTCAACCGAAGGAAGTGTGATTTCCTTTTCGGGAACCTTAGTAATAGTAGACTCATCAGCATAGGTGTAATGAGTGCTCTTATTATTGTCACCGATATCAACAAACTTTTCGCTGAACTTCAACTCAGGCTCATTGAAAAGGCTAAGAGTTGAAATGAAACGATCAAGGTTGTAGATAGCGAAACGCTGACCAAACTGAGTTGGGACGTTTGCCTTTGCCATGATTGTCTTTGAAGGAGAAATGGTCTTCAAAGTATTACCTTCCTGGATAACGATGGAAGGATTAATCTTAGCGAAGTTCTTAAGAACACTAATTGTATTCGCATCAATTTTCATTATACATTTCCTTTCGCAGTATTCATAATTTTAGATACAAGGTCCATAATTTGAGTAGGGGTTTCCTTGCAAGACATAATTTTACCAGACTTAAGAACCAATGCAGTAACATCGGGACGATCATCACTAGCTGTAATGATAATAGACTTTGGCTTAGTATATCTTTCCATAACAATAATTTCAGATGGATCGACCCAAAAATCGTAGTTTGGTTCTGGATGTGTCAGCGGAATCATCATAATATATTACCTCACTTCTTTTTCTTAAGAGCACCAGGATCGGCAGTTGCTGCTGCTCCGATAGCGGCCAAGTCAGCAAGCGAGCCACCAAAGATATAGCTACCGACATGCTGAAGCTTCATCCATGGGCAAAACCAAGTTTTGATTTGAGCAGCCTGTGCCTTCTGACAGAACCAATAATCTTCCGAAAGATAACGCTTTGACTCTGGATCAACTTCAGCCTGGAAGAACATCATAATTTCACGTGTACCATCGAAATGTTCTGTACGAACGTGATCAGGCTTGTACATATACTGATCCTTGTAGTGTTCGTAGAACTTTTGCATTGCCTTCTTTGTAACCATCATGAAGCCAGTTCCAATTTCAAGAACTTCACAAGGCTCGCTGATAGCGATGCTCTGCTGGCCACCCTTTGGATTGAAAACGTAATCGCCAACAAACTTTTCAAGGACGTTAGGATTTTCATCAGCAAGACCCTTATCAACGGCAAGCTTAATCTTTTCCCAAGAGATACACTTCTTAGGATAAGGACCGCCAATGATCTCGTACTTTTCTTCTTCCTGTGCCTGAAGCGCCATCATTGCGATAACGTCCTGAGGATTAAATCCAATATCAGAGTCAATGAAAATCATATGACTTGCATCTGAACGCATAAACTCGTCGCAGCAATAGTTACGAGCACGAGTAATCAACGATTCGTTGAAAAGAAAATACATTTGAAGAGGAATGCCATACTGAGTGCAAAGAGCAGACAAATCTGCAACAGACTTAGCAAACATACCTGCGCACTGACCGCCATACATTGGGGTAGCGATAAAAAGCTTACGCTGACGTAGTTCTTCGATTGGGATATTAATTTCCATTATTTACCATCCTTATAGTGATCGTTATACAGACACATTATTGTGTAATGCAAGACCTTCATCAAGTCATCTTTGTTATTGCCATTCTTTTTACCATAACGCCATAGATACTTTATAGCGGTGTTACGGAAAGTAGGAGTGGCATCATCGAGAGCAATCCAAGCATCAAAACATTGAACGTTATTTTCTGTTTGGTAATGCTGCCCGTATGTCTTATCTATATAGGCATGAAAGTCAGCGATAATTCGACCTTCGGCATATTTATACTTAATTTCTTTTTCCTTATCAACTTTAGGAAGCCCCATCAACCAACTCCTTAATCTTATCAAATACTTTCTGCTGTTCGCAGAGGGCATTGTTGTCATATTTTTCTATGTTAAACATTAAAGAAAAATTAGTTAGAATGTTAGCGATCTTAGTTTCACGACCCTGTAACCAAGTTTCGTTTTGTTCGCTACCACGTTCTTTATAGCGTTCTTTTCTCACCTCTTGTTTTGTTCCTAGATATATGATCTGGGTGTCGAACTTTTCAACACAGTTTTCTAGGAAAGAAGAGGTAAACAAACGATCACCCTCAAATAATAGTATACTATCATTTGGCAAAGAGTCAAGGAATTTTATTGCCTCTGGCTGAACCGCCATAGACATTCTATCAGTTCCTGAAAAGACCTCGCCTTCTTCATACTTACCAAGAACATAAACATTGTTCTTTTGCATATAAGGAACGAGCTTAACTTCGTTATACTTCGGTTCAAGTTCGTAAAAAGAGATAATACGTTTCATAAGTGTGGTTTTACCGCTTCCAGGTTCACCACCAATCGCAATAACTTTCATAATTACTCCATAAAGCTTTCAATGCCTTTCGGCTTATTAAAGTCGTTAGTAAAACAATCCCACTCTTTATCCATCATTATAACTTGACCTGTATGAAGATAGTGGTTTTGCTTTTCTTTCGTAAGTCCTGGATCTCCTGGCGTATCTTCTTGTCGTAGATGAACGGGTAAACAGTCTTTTCGCATTTGCCAGAATAGATCAAAGTTCGAACCCCATTCCGACTCTGCATATCTAATACGATCATGAAACATATCCATATAAACGTTTGGGTAACGGCGGTTGGGTCTGTGCCACGACTTGTAGCAACAGAATGTTGATTCTAGTGTAAAGAAACTTACATCTTCATGCTTAATGCGAGCTTTAGCTTCTTCAAAAAGAATATCTGCTTCTCGTTCAAGCCATTGAATTGTTTCTGGCTTATACTTTAGTTCTTGCTTCCACCAGTCTAAGTCGTCTCTTCCTAGGACTTTACAAAGACCATTTCTATGACTACGAGAGCCATCAATATCCCCAAGAAAGAGACTATTGCAATCGAGATCGAGTCCTTGGATACGAAGATATTCCAAATATGAAAAAGTAGAAAGGCGACCGAAGCTAAGAAAATTAGTTCTGACATAATCCCAAGTCCTTTCGAAATTTTTGTATTTATCTCCAGTGTTTTGAAGATGTTCAAACAAAGCAGCTTGGGAGCCGAACTTATCAACTTGATTCTTATAAGCTTGAACGCATGCAGGGAAACCTGTTTTGCCAATCTTAAAGTATTTACGATCTGTATCCCAACCAGAACCAGCTTTAAACTTCTGATGATTATCATTCCACCAAGAGTCTAGTTTATCAATATCAAGATCTTTGATAGTCGGAAACTTTTGTAGGATCATATAAGTCGTAACGATGTTTTGCGAACAACCATTAACGAAAGCGGTCCAAAGTTTCTGCTCTTTATCCATATTAAAATGTTTAGCGAGCCAAGGCATAGCAAAATACACAGCACCTGGATGCGACTTATTTTTCAAATGAAATTCATAAAAACGAAGGAAAACTTCGCGACGATAAATCGGTCGGCGAAAATCCATTCCTTTTTCTAAATTAGATATTTCTGGTTGATTGTTTAGTTCGGACCAACGTCCAATAATTTGATCAGAAGAAGTTGTCAAGAGTACTCTTTTCCTCGCCCATGAAATAAAACCCATCTAGATTATCAGCAACAGGAAACTCTTTTGTTTCAGTTTCGTGCTTACCAGGAATAGCAGCAAAGTAAACAGCATTCCTAGCTCTAAATGCAGCTCTAATTATACTATAACCAAAACGATTATACAACCAGTTTGAATAAGCACTTACATAATCATACTTATCATTAACTTGAGCCGAGAGAATTTCACCATACTTTTTGCCATGAATAGTCATAGGATAAGTTACTGATGTATCTGTCCAAACAACAAGCTTAGGATTAGATTCGAACATTTTATCGAAACCATTTTTCCACTTAGTTGTTATTTGAAGAATACTCGAGTTAGGCAAATCAAGAAACTTTAAATCGCTTTCGTCGTTTTTCTCAAGAGCCTTTTGAGCATCTTCAAGATCAACTGTAATAGGGCAATCCCATCTTGTGCTAAGAAGATGTTCTACGCACCCAGCATCAAGTTCGCCAACATTATGCTTAGAAATTTTAAACAGTTTTTGAATTAAAAGAGTTTGAACTCCGATACCAGCCATATATTCTCTAACAGAATAATTTTCATCTGGCTGTATAACATTTTGCAAAAGCCACTTTGTAGCCCAGCACTTGGCGGCTACTAGATCCGTGTGCTGGGCTGCATAGTGAATATACGAACGATTGTGGAGGCTTACGCTATCTTCTGACTTAACATCAATGTTAAACGGAAGGTCCCACTCATTACAAATTTTAGCAATTTTCACGCAAAGAAATCCTCAAGAGTAGATGTTTCATCCTTACCATAAGGATCCTTCATATCATGCTTATGAAGGTAATCATACCACTCTTGATCTTCCCACATTCCTGGGGAAACGCCATTCCAAAGAGGACGCCAAAACTTATGTTCCTTATTCATGCGACGTTCGTCAACGTACTGCTTACGAAGCATTTCATAATCATATGACTTAAGTTCGAGCATCTTTTCGCGGAAATAACAAACCAACGAAATACGTTCTGCCTTATCGTGGTTTAAAACGATAGGAGTGTTACCGTGAATAATTTCATGATTGTTAACAAGAAGCAGATCGCCTGGACGAACGTTCACAGCAACGCGAACTTCTGGAAATACAAGATAGCCACCAGTATACTCGCCATCCCCAAGAACAAGAAGATTAGAAAGACCTTCATTCAAGTCACCAGCATCTCGGTGACAAGCAGTACGGAATGACTTATTAACTGTGATTGTAGTAAACACAGTTTCAGGAACAAGGAAACGAGGATCAATTTTATCGGCAGCTGCCTTCTGATTGCTCCAACGCCAGTTGAGAAGCTCCTTGAAACCTTTATTCAAAGTTTGCATGAAAGGATAGCAACCCTTGAACTTTTCAAAGTTCTTTTCAGTATAAGAAGTTGCGCGACCATAAGGGATACGAGGATAACGATCGTACCAACCAGCAACGCCAGACATAACAGACTTCGCATAGTTAGTTGTTGATGCCCACTTTTCAGCAACCATCTTCGCTTCATCACGAACTGTTTCTTGTGGCTTGTTTGCGAGACCATCAACCCACTTATCGAACCAACCATGATACTCAGGATAAACCTTTTCAACTTCTGAACGAAGCCAAACTGTTCCGCGAGTTTCGTCGCTATCCTTAGGATTGCCGTTCTTATACTTCTCACGAATGCTTTCGATTGAAACGTCATCAATCAAACGTGCGCCATCATCCATAAGGAAGTCAAGCACTTCATGCTGATAAGCAGTTACCCAATCACGACCACCACGACCTTCAACAGCTAGCATATCCCCACGAGGACCAGCGGCGATACCACGGTTTTGAGATTCAGTTGCTGCTTCGCGCAGAGCTTCATAAGCTGAATTTTGTTCTTCTTTACTAAAGTAATTTTTACGGAACTTAAAAGCAATACGAAGTTCTTCGTTATCAGAATCGTCTAAGCTTGATGCAGCTAGAAAACAATCAGTATCTTCTTCAACCAGAATATCATAATGCGACTCGTCAGGAAACTGACCGAGCATATCTTCTCTGTTAAACTTTTCTTTAGCTACAATTACCTTAACCATTTCACTTCTCCTGTACTAGAATCGTCTTATTATATATACGACAATTATAGCTCGATTCATACATAATGTAAATATATTATTCTTGTGACTTTTTTAATACGCCTTCGATATCAGGCGGTGTCCAGCTAGCTGGTTTTTGAATTTTACCATCTTCACGAAGAAGAACTTTACCGTCAACTAGCTTGGCCATGTTGCTGCGATGAACTTCTTCGAATACTTTATCAAGAGGAATACCATATGACACAGCAGTACCACATGCAATGTAGATAATATCAGCCAAGGCATCTGCGATTTCAATAAGATCATTTTCGTTTTCCGCAATAGTATATTCATACATTTCTTCAGAAAGAAGTCTCATCCTTAGTGTTCGTTCGGCAGTATCAGGAATCTCTGGCTTTTCGCCGATGCGCTGACCGAAAGCCTTATGAAATTCTTTTACGTCTGTAAACATTGTCATTGTGTAATCCATTCTGGTGGTTGGCGTTTTTTCCAATTATGCATCCTAGCTTTACCAATCTTATAATAATTTCGGTAATTAGTCAAGGGGTCGTCTGAAATAATATATTCCTCTGCCATGCAAGAAGGCATGGGAGTCCAATCATACTCTTGAAGATTCTTAGGAGGAGACTGCAGCATATAAGAAAGCTCGCCATTACACTTATGAACTTTTTCGTATCTGTGGATATACTCGTTCATAAGTGCAAAAAAATGTTCTACGAGCCAATTATAGTTTTCAACAGAAGTTCGACACCAAACAGCCGAAGGATGATTGACATGAGTTGCCGAATACATTACTGAATCGCGAGCATCGGGAAGGATATATGCTTTTGTTTTACGAGTTTTGCCCGTTTCAAAATTTACTTTAACAGCATCAACAAGCTCGCCATCTAGAACACGGTGAGCGGTCGAGAGCAACTGTGCGCTCTCGAGAATCATTTTTACAACATGTTTATCGACCATCCATTCAGCAGCTTGAACAGGGTCATGACTGATGTAGAAGATATTCATAGGAACCTAGATCTACCTTTGTTTTGTTAACAGTTTTGACGCCTTTGCGCCATTTTTCCAAAGCACGATCTCGATGAACACGATTAGCTTTGTTATAAAAAACAATACCGTTTAGATGATCTACTTGTTGTTGAAAGACACGAGCAGTCATACCAGTGAACTGTTTAGTAACAGTTTCGCCGTTCGGGTTTGTAAAACGAACACGAACATGTTGAGGTCTTTTTATTTTAACCGCTAACCCTATAAAAGTCAAGGAGGTTTCTTCAAGAGTAACTTCTTGTTCTGATGGTTGAATTACCTTGGGATTAAAGCATACGAAGTTTTCAGGAGACCCGCGCATAGCAAATACCCGATAAGGAAGTCCCAGTTGATTGGCAGCAAGGCCAATCCCGTTCCTATCATACATGAATTTAACCATTTCTTTGGCGAGTTCAATAGGGTCGCAAGGAGGATTGAGAAAGTCAAAATTTGGACATACGCTACTAAGAATTGGATCATTTGGTTTCACTAGTTCCATTTTCTTTTTCCTTTATACTAAAAGTTCCATTTTCATTATCGACCCAAAACAATTCTGTTCCCTCAGCCCACCCCATCTGAGAAAGAAGGTCAGGAGGAAAAGGAAGGAGAAGTTCTCCAGTTTCTAGATCTTGTTCTAATTGCACTGCCCAAGTATTTGCTACCAATGTCTTATAACTCCCGCTACGATAAAGAAGTTAGTTATGATATAGCATAGGACAATCGCTGTTCTAATCAAAGCAACTCTGTCTGCTTCTTCATTAGTTTTACCATTTTTTTCACCGAGTGCTTTTGCCCAAAGACGCCACATTAAACAACTCTACTGAAATTTTTATGTTTCTCGAACTTGATTACTTTGTTAAACTTATCATAAAGCTGATCTGTCTTATGACTTATTATAAACGTATTTGTATCTAAAGTCAAATTATTTAAAATCTTAAGGAACTCTTCTGTTCCATTAGCATCTAGAGAAGAGTCAAAGACTTCGTCCATAATGAGTAGATTAGTACTAATTGAATTACGGAGTTTAGCAATAGCACGCCAAGTAAAAAGGATCGCAAGGTTAATACGCATCTTTTCCCCTTCCGAGAAGGAAGCGTAAGAAAACTCATCGCGGAATCTAGACTTAATTGTTTCGTTGAATTCCTCATCAAGCTCGAACTGGACAAAGAAATCCATAGCACTAAGATACTTATTAATGAGCTTATTGATAACAGGAACATACTGTTTAATAATCCTTGATTTGATACCGCCGTCTTTCAAAAGAGAAGAAGCTGCAGTAAGAACAACTCTATCTTCGTTCAATTCATTATATTTTGTTTTGAGCTCATCTAGCTCTTTTTCAATATCACCAATCTTAGTATCATCTTCAACAAAAGACTTTTTGCTTATGTTTGTTATTTCACTTTCAAGCGAATCGCGATATTCAATCAAAGAAGTAATCTTAGTTTTTACTCTATGAATTTCCATACGCTGATCGTTAATAGAAGTTTGAATATCTAAAATTTCACTCAAACGAGAGTTAGCTTCTTCGTACTGCTTAATGAGTTCAGAAAGACCGTTTTCAATTTCATCAATTTCACCTTTTTTATTTGAAAGAGTTGTTTCTTTGAAATCTTCATTAATTTCTTGTTTACATGTTGGGCAGTTATCGTGCTTTTTGAAAAACTCAACATCATTTTCAATCAAAGCTTTCTTAGCTTCGATTTGATGCCTCAACTTTTGAAGAGTATTAACACGTTTCGAAGTAGCCTCTTCATCTTCAATAGATTCAACTAAACTCTTACGCTTATTTTCAAACTTCCAAAACTCTTCATTCAAATCGCTGATTTGTTTATTAGTGTCTTCAATACGGGACTTCTTATCAATAACGAGCTGGTCGTTATTGTTTTGCATCTCTTGAAGATGCTCTTTAATTAACTTGATTTTTTCTTCGGCAATTTTTCGGTTGTTTGTTGACTGAACGATATGCTCGTTGTTAATCATAATCTTTTCTTTTAACAACGTATTCATAGTCGTAAAAATTTGAAGGTCCAAAAGGTCTTCAATAATTTCTCTTCTATTTGAAGTACTAAGTTGCATAAAAGGCATGAACGTGGCAGAGCCAAGAACAACTACTTGAGAAAACGATTTATGATTTACTTTAATAATTTGCTTTTCAAGAACTTCTTGATAGTCTTTCATTTCAGCAGATTGATTTAACAAGTCACCGTTTTGATAAACTTCAAAAACAGTTGGCTTCACACCACGAACGATTTTATAATTATTAGGTCCGATAGAAAATTCAACTTCTACAACAAGGTTCTTTTGAGTTATTGAGTTAAGGAGTTGTGGCTTATTGATCTTTCTAAACGCCTTACCGAAAAGAGCGAATGAAAGAGCATCAAGCATAGTTGATTTACCCGCACCGTTACCGCCAACGATGAGAGTGGTGTTATGCTCGTTTAGAACTATTTCTGTGAAAATATTACCTGTGGAAAGAAAGTTTTTCCAGCGTAGCTTTTTAAATAAAATCAAAGTTATTCACCTGTCAATTCTATGATGTCGATTCTTTTAACCCCAATTAATTCTACATCAGCATATGTTTCAATCCAAAGTTTAGCACCACAGGGTCTTGGTTTCTCTGGTCTGTAAATCATATGCGATGGACCATTAATTTGAACTTCCATACAATACTTAACCTTACCATCTTTTTCAACACGACACACTGGTTCATCTTTACCATGTTTTGCGTTTTGCTGAATGATGTTACGATTGATATGTATGATAGTTGGTTTAGTCAACGGTCAAAGCCTCGTTATAAATCTCAACGATTTTCTTTTCAAGTTTAACCTTATTAACGGTCTTTTCATCAAACCCATTAATATACTTTTTGAAAATATCAATGGTCGATTCCGCTTCATTAACGATATCAGAATCTTCTTCAAGATTAAGATTCAAATGATCTTCTACGATTTGAATATCAACTGGGTTTTCTGATTCGATATTTTCAATAAATTTATCGAACCAAAATACGTTACTCTTTTCCTGAACGATAACTTTCAATAGCGTTCCCTTAAACTGAGAGTAATCTATTTCCATATTCAAGAAGTCATCGCTAGAATCGTTATACCAAACTTTCTTGAACATCTTATAAGGATTTTCAATGAAGGTTAGTTCCCTCGTTTCCGTATCCAAGATATGAAAGCCTCTGGGATCGTCATAATCAGACCAAGTAAACTCACCATGGCTACCCAAATAAAAGATAGTACCATCGCTGGAACGGTGATGATAATGCCCACTAAGAACCATATCGAAACGATCAAAAGTAGACCGATCGTCACCATGTGATACAATAGATCCTCTATACATTTCGAAACCTTGGATCTCAAGATGACCTGCAGCAATCGACGTGCCGCTGCTCCTGATTCGCTCGATGCTCTCTTTTCTGTTTTCATCACATATCCATGGAATTAGTGTTATAGGAAGGTTATCAAATTTTACAACTTCTGGAGCCTTATCAAAAATTTTCATATAAGGATACATAGCAACGAGTTCTCTCAATGAGTTTACTTCATTGGTGTTCTTATAATAAGTATCATGGTTTCCAGCGACCATGTATACGTCGAGAGACTTTGCTGTGAGTGGTTCGAGAAAATTTTCTCTTAAACGCCGAGCAGTATGTATATTGATATATTTACGACGATCCACAAGATCGCCAAGATGAAGAACAGTATCAATACCATTTTTCTCAATATACGGAAAAAAGATCGTGTCCAAAAACTTCTTAGAATTGTCCAAGAACGCAATGTTGTCATTACGAACCCCCCAATGTGTATCAGTTATGATAGCAATTTTCATCGAAAATTGTTTTTCTTTCTAGTGGAAGGAAATACGACTGGCTTGGTCTTTAGAGCTTGATCTACGTAATCTCTAATCGTTTCCAAACGAAGCTGATAGCTCATACGCTCATTTTCCCTAAGATTAGGTTGTCGGTATTTTTCAACCAAATCAATTATATTGACTGGTAATAGATGTTCATTCTTCATTGTTACTCTCCGAGAATTTTTCAACTCCACTTAGTTTACTACTTTTTTTAGGTTTAGTCAACTTATTTTCATAGCTGCGAACAACTTCCGAAGAATACTCGTTAGCCTTAAGATGCATATTTTCCGAATCGCTCCAAAGTTCATTCATAAGAAAGCTGTTTTCGAAATTCTTATGCTTGATATATGTTTGTTTCTTTTCTTTTTGAATACGTCTAATAAAAGCGTTCCAAGCGATCTGAGTAAAGTAAGCAAAAGGATTATTGGTTTTATCAGGATCAAAGTTATCTACGGCTGCAATACAGTCGATAATACCGTCAGATATCATATCCTGCTTATATGTATAGCCAGAGAAATTAGGCTTCTTTGCCAAATTATTACAAATCAAAAGAATAGATTGCCCGATGTAATTCGAAACTTGTGGCTTCGGTCTATCGTTTTTCAACGCTTCATTTAATTTCGTTTTATACTCGATCATTGAAGTATAAAGCGTTTTATTGTTGATATAATTTTTTGGCTTGCGTGGCTTTGATTCTGACATTTTTTCCCTTTACTTTTTTCTAGAGCACATTATAATCACGTTGTGGTTTTGATCAAACATTTAAAGAGACTTTATAGAGCTTGTATGGAAACTTCTCTTCATTGTACATCTTAATACGCTCCATGAAGTGGAGCAATGTAAAGTTCTTCTTTTGTTTCCAACTCATGTCATCTGCAATGTCATATAACGTAGCGCTATCCTTAGTGTCTGATTTACGTAGTCCGCGACCAATTGACTGTAAATTTCTAACTTTGGACTTTGAAGGACTTGAAAATATAACGTTATGCAAATTACGAATGTTAACACCTGTGGAGAAAGTTCCGAAAGAAGCAACGATAATTGCGTTCGATTCTGTTTCAACAATTTTACGAATTGCTTCACGTTCTTCTCCGTCGACTGAACCAGCAACATAATAAACATTACGATCTCCAGCTTCTTGTTTCAATTTATCATAAAGCACCTTTCCATGTTTATCGACAAACTGGAAAAGGAGCAAAGTATTACCTTCTAGGGATAATGTTAAATTTCTTATGAATTTATTTCTTTCTTCAAGCCGAACGATATAATCCATTTCAGCTTGGTAATCAGCAGCACGTGCAATCATTTTACGAACTTCGTCGGGATATGAAAGAACGATGCATTTAATTTTAAATGAAGCTAGATGTTTTTGCTCGATTAGCTCGGCAGTTGTAGTTACTTTTCTAACTGGTCCAAAAAGTCCTTCAAGTACCAGTTTGTGAGTTTGGGTGCCATCCAAGGTTCCAGTAAACCCAAAACGATACTTACAATTATCCAGCTTAGTAAGAATAGAAGTTAGTGACTTAGCTTTGAAAAGATGCGCTTCATCGCCTATGACCAAGTCAAATTGGTCGAAATACGTTTTATCCAATTTATAAATCGACTGCCATGTGCTGATTGTAACTTGCTTATCTGATTGTTTATCTTGACCTGCAAAGATACGGTGTACTCCATTATCAACATTAAAACCGTAATCACCAAAGTCAGAGGCAAGTTGACTAACCAGAGAAGTAGTTGGCACAATAATAAGAGTACGGGCATTATAGTATCTCGTAATTAGATAGATGATAAACGATTTACCAGAAGCTGTTGGGGATAGTAATAATGCTCTACGCTCTCTAACTGCATGAACAAAAGCCTCAAGCTGGTAATCTCGAGGTTGCATAGTTGGCTTTAATTTTAAAACGAATTCTTTTGCTTCTTTTACTGAAAACTCAGTTGCTGAAAAATCCGTAATATATTCTACTTCATAGTTTCTAGATTTACAAAACTCTTCGACATATCTATTTAACCCGCTATAGAGAGTGCAGGTCATAGCGTTGAATAGACGAATCTTACCGTCCCAAAACTTGTTACGGTAAGCTGGCATAAACTTAGCGCCTGGAACATCAAACGTGAAGTAATCGTTTAGTTCGTAAGCAACGCTTGGTTCGCAATGTATTTTGTTATAAACTTCGTCAAGTTTTTCAATTTGAATTTTATCCATTATGCCCCATTAGTAAATCTAAACCAATCGATAGCAGCTTTAATGTTATAACCTCTGTTATTTAAAGACTTAATGATTGATTCTAAAAATTCAACTTTCTCTTGAGCCAAACCAATTTTAAGAGAAAGCTTTATGATGTCTTTATCAGCTTCCATATACAATGGCATATCAGCTTTAAGAATAAGACCTTTAGCTGGAAGCTCCCATCCTCTTTCGCGACTTTCTTCGTTCGGACCTTGTGTATAGAACTCGTGCTTATCGAGCTTTAGTTGCTTCATTTCAGCTTCTAAAGAACGAAGAGCAAGACGCTCTACTACGAACATCTGATAGTATTTGCTATGAAGTTTTGCTATCTTAATCGCTTCGTCGCCGAGCTCGGTACGATCGATATCACAGTCTTCTTTCCACAAATCGAAAATATCTTCAATCTTCATAATAGTTCTCTCACATGTTAATAATATATAATACTATAGATTTTGAAAGAAGTAAAGTTAAATCTTTGTTATATCATAATAAACGTAGCGGAAAGTTGCTGAAGCGGTTACGTAATTAACGTCCGAATCTGTTGTATTGAAACTCAATCCAGATAAACTTACAGGAAAAGCGTCTGTATACGTAATATCGTAATTAGGAGTTTTTGTGCTTGCTAAAACAAGTAGCGAAATATCAGAAACGATACCGTCGCCTGTCCATGTAGGAATATCTTGAATATTTTTATATTGTTCAAAATCTTGTGGTTTACCGAGAGATTTTAACCAATTATGAATTTCAAGATAGTTTTCTAAATTTTCATCTACCTTAAATTCTATATTGAGAATACCGTAATTAATATGTTCACCAGAATATGGAATCGTAACAAACGGGTTTGTCGATTCGGGAGCTCTAATGCTTATCTCTGGTATATTAACTTTCTGAATAAAAAAGTTAACATGCGGTGCTTTCTTAATCTGAAAACGAAAGTTCAGAGGCGAAAGAAAGTTTTTATTTTCAGGTGTAGAATCTAAAGCAGTCATGAAATCCTCCATTGCTACTATTTATATAAAAAAAAGAGGGAGTCGAAGCCCCCTCAATTTGCGGTTTGAACCCGTCTTTTTCTTCCCTCCCACGTGGAGGGTTGTAATCTTACATGAGGTTGTTAACGATCACGCGACGATAGTACTTGTTGGTGCTGACGATGTTTGCACGTCCAGAACCCTTAGTAGTACCTTCGGCGAATGGGTTTGCAACCATGCCGTAACGAGTCTTAAAGCCGATCTTTGGCTGGAAGGTAGCCTGATCAACTGCACGAACCATCTGAAGTGGAACGTATGGGCAATAGAAGAGACCAGCGTCGAATGCTGACGAACCCTTATAGCCTACAGTTAAGTAGTTACCGCCGAGAGCGTATGGATCGATATAAACCTTGAGGCGACCATTGAGAACACCAGCGAAAGTGTTACCAGTATCGTCAACCTGAAGGTTGTTTGAGTTAAGAGCAGGAGCGTAGTCAAGAACACCAGCCATCTGAAGTGCGGAAGCAACGTCCGAAGAACAGATAACGATGTTACCCTTACCACGACGAGTCTGCTTGGCAATCTGGTTAGCTTCGCGTTCTAACTGGAACATAAGACCCTTGAACTTTTCAACTGACCAACGACCGTTTGAGTCAGTGTCAAGGTCGAATACACCAGCAGTAGTTGTATTGTCCTGAGCACCAGCTTCAGCAGTGATGTTGATAGTACGAACAACTTCACGGTTGATTTCTGCAAGGATTTCAGCTGAAAGAATGTTAGCAAGTTCTGTCTCAGCGTCAAGACCGTGAATAGCCTTAAGATCCTGAGCGAGTTCCATAGTGTACTCAGCCTTGAGTGCACGAGTGTTAGCAGTTACAGTAACCTTCTCGATTGTGAAAGCCATCTGTGGGAATGCATTAGCGGAGTCACCACCAAGACCTTCAGCCGAAGTAGTCGACATAGCCTTACCAGTGTTATAGTAACCGTATGCAGTGTTGCTTGCTGCTAATGGCGAAGTGTTCGAAGCACCTGGGATAGTACCAGTGAATGCATTAACAGTAGTGTTACCAACACCGAATGCAGCGTTAGCTGTAGTGTTGTTACCAGTTACTGTCGAGAATGCAGTGTTAACTTCGTTGTAAAATGTTTCGTCACCAGTCTGGTTAGCATAGCGCGAACGCATTGCGAAAATGAGACCAGTTGGGCCAGTCATTGGCTGAACGCCGCAGATGTCATAAGCAATGAGGTTAGGCATTGCACGACGTACGAGCGAGATCAATACTGGATCGAACGTGTCGATACCACCAGCGCCAGCAGTTGAACTTGATGAACCCATGAAGTTAACTGGAGTGCTTGATGTAGTTTCTGTAAGAGTCTGATACTGACCGTGAGCAGCAGATTCTGAGAGAGCCTTTTCAGTGTTCTCAAGCATAACTGCAGTTACGGAACGGCGGTGCTGATCCTTGATAACGCCAAGAGCGTCATGGTCGAGAACAGGTGCCCACTTGTTTTGAATTTCCTCAGCTAGATACATTTGTAGTCCTTTCGGTTTTGTATTAAGGTTTCAATTTATTTATAAAAAATTACTTTTTAACTGAACGAGCGATTGCCTGAACGTAACGGCTAACGCTTGGATCTACGTTAACAGTTGTGGTTCCGATGTCGCCCTCGAAGGTTTCTTCTTCAATGTTTGAAGAATATGAAGTAGTTTCACTACGGAAATAGTTTTCCTTAATGATCATTAACTTCTTTGCATAAGTGTCGAGATCACCGTCAAATTCAATTCCTTCGGCGAGAGCTGCGAACTTTTCCTGCTGTGTTAGTGCAAGGTCAGAAGAAAGTTCTTCAAAAATGTCTCTTGCGTTATCTTCTACAAGAGCACCCTTGAGCTGTGCGTTTTCAGAAATTGTTTCGTCGAGTTTTTCTTCTAGGGCAGTTACTTTGTCAGCAAGAGCTTCTAGAATGTCGATCTTTTCTTGTGGAACATTGATGTAATGTTCTGCGAATAGACCCTTAAGACCATCGATAAATTCTTCCATAATTTCGTTACGGAGAGTTGATTCGATTGCTACTTCATTTTCTTTCATCCAGTTTTCAACAACATAGTCAAGGTATGTGTCGAGCTTTGATGTAAGTTCTTCGTTAAATACTTCGAGCTCTTCATTGAGCTTTGTTTCGTATTCTTCTTCGAGGCGAGCAGTTTCAGCGATTAAACGTGCTGAAATTGCAGCTTCAAATAATGTTGAAGCTTGAACTTTGAAATCTTCTGAAAGGTCTTGACCAGCAAACATAGCTTCAACGTCTTCCTTAACGTTGATCTTTGGCATTGCGTCCTTAGTTTTTGGACCAGCGCCACCCTTCATGTCGATAGTGGCTGAATTCTTTGCAGAATTGTCACCAACACCGTAATCCTTACCAGGACCGAACTGAGCCATAGTTGCAGCGAACCAATGTGTAAGGTCGCCCTTTGACATTCCATTCATCTGACCGAGAACAGCTTGCATCATGCCGATTTTTGACTTAGGGTCAGAAATTGCTTTAGCGGCTGGGTGAAGGGACGAAGCAGCAAGAGTTTCTTCCTCAAGACCGTCTTCTTCTTTTTCGATTTGGTCTGCAGAAAGTTCTGACATATCTTCTAAATCCTTTTTATATTCGTTAGCCATTAAGAGTCTCCTTAAATAGAATTTAAATTATTTATATAATTTTATTTTTTATTGCTAAAGAAGCAATATAATTTTCAAAGATAGCTAAACGCTGCTCTTCAATTTGGTTTATAGACATTTTATGGATTGTCTTTCTTGTTTCATGAAGCTGTTCTTCATGCCAAGTTCCCTTAACAGGGTCGTAAATCCACTCAACGCCTTCCATGATACCCTTAACAAAGGCATCTGGTGCAGAAGGGTCTGCAACAATATCTGCAGCTGTAGATAGCTTTAAGTCACCTTGAACTACCATAACACCATTAGATTCCTTTAAAGAACCCATAGCGCGAGAAGAAACGCCTAAATTAGCGCCAGACTCAAGTAAACCACGAGCTATATTTCCCATTGGTGTTTCTGTAATCTTTGCCTTACCAATGAAATTTTTACCATCTTTTTTAAGTTCTGTAATGATATGTGAAACACGGTCTAAATTGATAGATGGTCCTGATGGATGACCAAGCTCGCCGTATGCACGGTTCTTTTCAACAGTTTCACGCATATAACGCTTAACTTCGTTTTCTAAAACGTCGATAGGATATACACGACCATTACGGTTTTTAATTTCAGCTTGTAGGAAAATGCCTTCAATGAAGTGCTGCTTTTTTCCGTTTTCTGTAGCTTCTGTAACGTACTGAACGTCTTCAACTAGTTCTGTAAAAAGTTTCATTTTCGTTAACCTCTGTAAGAAGCAGCTGTTGCTAATACAGCGACGTTAGCAGTAAGCGTATCGGTTGGATTCTTTTGAACGAAAATGTACTGATTTGCTGGAATAGTAAATGTTCCAGTTACAACTGCTGTATTAGTTGTAACAGTAATCAAAGCTGCAGCAGTTGCTGCAATATAAACAACTGGTGAACCATAAATTGTATTCGCAGTTGTTAATGAAATTTGATTTGCGGTTGGCTTAATAAGTTGCATTATACTCTCCCTGTATCGCCGACGTTGCCAGAAGGGAATCTCATAGGAGTATCGCCAGGAGCAGATTCTTTTTTCATTTTCTTTTTCTTGCCACTCTCAAGCATTGGCATAGCAAGATCTTCCTGAACCTTCTTTGACTTTTCAGGATGCATTGAATAATATGCACCTAAAGCCATTTTAATACGTTCTTTTTTTGATTTGCCTTCGAATTTTGGATTATCAGAATGAACAAAATCAGAAATAACTTCGCCAGTTGATGTTTTCTTAGTTAAAACTTCTTGAAGTTTTTTCTTATCAGCAATCATTCCTCTTTTACCATTGCCAGCAGCAGGAACTGATTTACCACAACCACATGACTCGCCTTCATACATAGTACCACAGGATTCACATTTCATGCTTTTAGCTTCATAAACTTTTTTATCATCGCCAATCTTATAACCATGGCGCTTTTCTTTTTTAGAATTTAAAACGTAATGTTCTGGGTTACCATTATAAACGTTTTCGCCATTACCTACGCGATCAGCATGCTTTTCGATTTCATGCTTTTTAGCGAAATCCTGATTACCAGGCGCTGCATTAAAATCAGAAATATCCATAGGTTCTGTTTTGCTTTTTCTTACACCTGAAAATGCTCCTTCTTTAGGAGCCTTTGGTGCAACGTCTCTTAATGGTTTCGCCATATTTTTATTCCTCTGAGTTATCTTCGTCGCTCGAGTCAGCATTATAACCATACATTTGCTGCGCTATTTGAATTTTCTTATCATTGATAGCAGTTGAAATTCTATCAACAATAAGGTCATTAAAAGCGTTTTCAAAATCAAGTGGTTTCTGCTGGGCAGCGGCGACAACTAAATCTGACATATCGTATTTATAGGTATCGTTCATTTAATATCTCCTCACTGTACCTGTTGTTGTTGGTCAAATTCCTGATTAATTGCGGAACCTAATTGTTTGGCAATATCTGGATTTTTAGCTACAATTTGAACTGCTTGCTTATACTTAGACTGTTCTTGCATAGACCTGTTTTGAACACCCTTAAGCTTCATCTGCTTAACTAACAACATAGCCTGACGAACTTCCTCCATCTTATTATCTTGTTCTGTCGGAGGTTGTTGTCCCTGCTGTTGCTGTTGATCTGCTTCAGCCTGTTGCTGCATCATTTGAGCATTTTGTTCGATTACAGCATTATACCAACGTGGGTCGTTTGTATTTTGTTCTTTCGAAATTTCGGCATCCTGTTCAGCGATATCCTGATCGGTTTGCTTAAGGATATTTCTACGAACCCACTGATGAGAATAATATTGACCAGCAATAGGTTGGAAAGAAGCTGCCAACTGAATACGACCCTGAGCAATTTCGTTATCCTTAAGCTCAGTGAAATAGTTATCTTTAGCAAAATCAAATCTAATATCGTTTTGAATGACTGCCCAATCTTCCGGAGTCATAATAGACTTTAAAATTAATTGCTTTTCTAACATCTTAGTGAAAAGATGTGTAAATCGTGAACGCAAACGAACAATGAAACGACTAAACTTTAGTTCGTCTCTTGTAATTTCAGTTGCACGACCAATAGAAAATACAGCGTCTGAATTCAAACGACTTACTGGAACGTTAAGTGTCTGGAGAAATTTCTTTTGGAAATATAGAACGTCGTCCATTTGTCCAAGAGTTTGACCACCTGGTAAGGTAGTAACTTCCGTACCTCTACCGCCTTCACGACGAGGAAGCCAATAGTCTTCCAACATAGTCATGAATTTACGGTCGTCACGAATTTCACCAGACTGCGCATCATAGATCAAGCGGTTTTTATGCTTAACCATGATATCGCGCACATACTGTTCTGCTTTCATCTTAGGCAAGTTACCAACGTCGATATACCAAATACGACGTTCGGGTGCACGAGCAAGACGATAAATTACTAGAGCATCTTCAAGAGTACGAAGCTGGTTTAGAGCTTTAATACCCTTATGAAGATATGAAAGAACCATGGTTCCTTGGTTATCAGTTAAACCAGAAACAACATGTAAAATAGAATCTTTTGCAATCTTTAAGCCAGAGGTCGAAGGACCAACTGCTTTGCTGCCGTAATTGAAACCTTTATCATTGAAAATAAAGTATTCGTTAGCAACCTTCGACATAATAGCGTCGCCCTGATTGCCGTTTTGAATACGCTTTTTAGCGATTTCTCTAACCTTACGGATCTTACGTGGATCTACGTAACGTAATTCTTTAATTCCTTCTTTTGGGTTCTTTTCATCAACTACGACATGATAATAAAGACGCCCATCAACATACCAACGACGATATATATCATAAGCATGAGTTTTGAACTGAAGAATTTTTAAGCAATTATCGAACTCTTCTCTAATTACTTTTTTAATATTTTCGGAAATTTTAAGATCGTCTAAGTTAATAGTTACAATATTTTTTTCATCGATTGAAATAGATTCATTAACAATTTCATCAACCGCCGAATCAGTTTCTGGGTGAAGAGACATTTCACGATATTTTGTAACAAGCTCTGCTTCTGTTCTTACCGTACCATCAAGATCAACGTATGTACCAAACGCACCACCAGCGGCAACGACAACTGCACCATCATCTGTCTCTTTAGGAGCAAACGATGGTGCCGAGTCGACGACCTTTTGATCTTTTCTTTTAAATTCGAAACCGAATAATTCTGCCATTTATTTCTCCAAATTGAAGGGGCTTTTTTGCCCCTTCTTTAATCATAAAGTATATATTAATTAAGCTGGACCCGAAATACCGTCTTGTTCAGCTTGAGCGGCGTAAGTGTTGATACCGCCAGCCTTCTTATCAGACGATTCAACAACTGGTACCCAGTAATCGTATGAGAAGTTAACAGAAAATTCTTCAACTGCATTAGCTGCATCCCAGCCAAGGCTGATAGCACCAATTTGAGTTGGGAAAGCACCAACAAGCTGGTATGAACGAAGAATGCTGCCATCCTTACCGTACTGAATTACTTCAAGGTCAGCCTTGTAGTTTTCAGCAGAAACGTTAGGATCACGAACGTTAGAAACGAGGCGATTCATTGCGTTTGACCAAGTTTCGAACATTGCACGTACTGAGAAGTCTTCGTCGTTTAGAACAGTTACGCCCCAATCAGCGAATGTACGCTCACCAGCAACCTTAATTTTACGACCGAAGTAAGGAACTTCGATTGGTGAAATTGTTGACTCTGGAAGTTCCGCAGTCTTACATAGAAAACGGAACTTATCTACTGAAACGTTATCGATACCAAGACCACCAGGAACTGACATGAAAACGTTGAAGAGAGATGGTCTGGCGCCACCGTACACCAGACCGTTTGTTTTGAATGCGCTAATATTAAATGGCATTTATTGTACTCCTTTTGAGCTTTTATCTATTTATTAGAACTTGCCAACCACTTCGGAGAATTGAACGCCAGTTGGTACAGCTACGAAGTTCAACTGGATGAAGTTGATCGAACGAGCTGGCTTAATATAGATATCGCCAACAAACTGGTTAGAATCAATTACCTGAGCGGTGTTATTTGTGTCGTCACAAATAACAAGGAAGTCAGTAATACCACGACGACCCTTGATAGTTCTAAGGTAAGGAGTTACAAGGTTTTTAAACTGTGCTCTAGTGAACGCATCGTTAAACTCGAATAGCGAGTACTTAGCAGCAGTCGAAATAGCCTTTTCAAGAACAATAAACAATCTGCGAACGTTAATATGATCGAATGCAGATGGTTTTGTTTGCATTGTTTTATCACCATAAAGAACAGTTCCCTGACCAGGGAAAGTAACAACTGGGTTGATATTATTGCTGAAAAGAATATCGCGTTCTGACTTGCGTGGATTAAATGCAAGCTTAACAAGGTTCTTAATTTGACCACGGTTGAAACCAGCTGGTGACCACCAAGCATCGTTTGTCTGGTCTGTACGAGCACATAGACCGCCGATATCGCCGTTTAGAGGGATCCAACGATATACGTCGTTATAACGATCGTACTGATACTTGTAACCAGAGTCAAGAACTGCATAAGAAGTCGAACGAGTTGCGCTTCTCCAATTCTTAAGACTTACGGCTTCGTTACCAACGTTATTTAATACCATGCTCTTATCAGGTGAAATTAATGCAACGCAATCCTTACGAATTTCGCAAATATTGTCGATGATGTAATTTGCAAGCTGGAAGTTAGTTACAGTTTGACCGCCTTGTGTACTAGTGCCGCCAAGTGGACGACCCTGAAGAACAAGAGAAATATCTACGTCTTCTGCAGAAGCAAACATGTCATAAGCAGCGCCGAGGATACCTAATGTTGCATTAGTTTCGTCGAGACCATCAGCACCAAGAGACATAGTTAAATTCAAAGGAGCTGTAGCAGTTGAACTTGTAAGACGAACTGCTGTATTCGAAACTGCAGTTGTGCGATCGTTTGCCCACCAGATATATTCTGATGCATCATTGATCACAGTCTTATAATAATTTACAGTATTATCATCGTTCTTAGCATTAGTAGCTCTTGAAAGACCCTTATAAACTTCAAGAACAGTTCCTGGAGTACCAGTAAATGCGCCACCATTATCAACAACTACAACGTGCATTTCGTCCTGAGCCGAAGTATTACCGTTGTTTAACTGATAATTTGACTGACCAGGAGCAGAGTCAACAACGTTGAAGAATTCCCAATAACGGGAAATCGTGTTAGATGAATATGCAGTATGAAGTCTGTATGGGTCTTCGAAACCGAAGCTTACAATAGTAGATGTTGCATTCGAAACAGTATTAACAGATTTAATTTGCATATACTGTAAGCCGATAGTAGAATTACCAGCTAGAATTTGGTCACCAATAGAGAAATTAGCTTCTAATGCAACACCAGCAACGTTAGCAGCACCAGAATATACTGCAGTTGCATTCGCAGAGCCGATAGTAAAATCTAAATTTGCAGTAGCATTTACATTTGATGTATACGAATTAGCATTATCGCAAACGCTGATTCTTAAAGAGTTACCGAGCTGTCCTGGGAACTTAGCAACATAATAAACGTCAGAGTCGAAACTACCATCTAATGAAGAATACTGGTTTTCGTTTTTAACGATTTGATTTATAAGGTTAGCAACGAAAGAAGTAGAATCTTTAGCAACAGCAGTATAAGAAGTTTCTGGACGACCGAAATATAGGGTTACTGTGTTACCAGAACCAGTATTCGCAGCTGTTGAAGTTGAAAGAGTAACAATGCTATGAGTTGCATTTGTAGTTATAGTAGAAACAGTTACGTTATTACCAGTGCCAACGATAGTAGCATTAGAAGTTTGTGTTACATACATACCAGCTATAATACCAGTAGCTACGTTTGCAATTACGTATTGGTTATTTGCTACTGTTGAATTTGAAGAAGAAACAGCAGCAAAAGTTGGGGTAGCGCCGCTAGTGTTAGCTGCACGAGAAACCCAAAGACGGTTTGTATATGAAAGGAAGTTAGCAGCAGTAAAAAATGTTTCGGCGTTAAAGCTTGTTGGCTTTCCGTATCTTGCAACAAGATTTGTTTCGCTATCGATTAAAAGTCTCTGTCCAATTGGACCCCAACGAAATACACCGCCAATAGCGCCGTCCGAAGTAGCAACTGCAGGTACAACTGTTGTAAGATCAATTTCCGAAACGTTTACGCCTGGACTTAGTTGAAATGCCATTTTAATCTCTCCTTATTTGCGAGAATAGTTTAAATATTTTTTATTATTTATAGAATGCTGGTGCTTAGAAATTTTGAGGAGAGTTCCACATCCAGCTGTCTGGCACGTATTTTTCTATGTTTTCGTCATAGTCTTCGTCGCGACGCCCATCGTCCATAAACCCAAACGGAGACATATCTTGCTCCATATCTTCTTCGGTTTTTTCTCGAAGGGACATAAGGGTATTTATGTTCGTATAGTCCTTGAAATATTGCTGCTCGGACAACCAAGCAAAAAGCACAAGACACATAACCAAGTCATCATGTTTACCTGACTCTGCCTCGTATGAAGTTCCCTTTTTAGAAAAAGTAGAAAGCTCATTGATTGTATGAAAATCGTTAATGATTAACTGGTTTTGTTCAATAAGAAGCTTCATAATCGAACAACCAACAGACTTAACAATTTTAGTTGTTCTAATACCTTTATCTACGCTACCCCCACCGAAACCACCTGTAATCCTTTTACCAGAACGACCAGCATTTTCTGTAAACAGAACGTTTTCATAACCAAAATCATAATGAAGGGAATGTGAAACCTGCTCGCCGATATCGTTTACTTCAACCAAAACGGAAGCGTTATTATACGCCTTTGCTAATCTATGAATAGTGTCGGCATAATCTATAGGAGCAATCGCATTATTCCTATAGACACAAACCTGATTGTAAGGCATCTGAGTTACGTCTAATAACTGGAACGCTGAATAGTCTAATCCCTTACCTCTAGAAACGTCGCAAATCATAATGTAAACATGGTTTTGAAGAGGAGGAGCATATTGAACTAACCCCTCGCGCTCGACCATCGGAGCTTGGTGAACGAGCTCTTTAAGTTTCCAACCAGCGATAAGCGTACCAGAGCTACCAAGGAATTCACAGTTATATTCCTGATCGAACTTCTCGATATCGAAGTTCATAGCAGCTAGAGTGTCTTGTTTCCACTTTTCATTTCGACCAGGAACATTTTGCCATAAAACTTTGATAGCTTTATATTGGTTCCTTTGTTCTACAGCATTTACCCAAATACTATAGAAATGGTTCAACCCATTAGGAGTTGAAACTAGAATAATTTTAGATTCTTGACCTGACGAAATCGTAGGATAAACCGAAGTGAAAAACTCGTCCCAGTTTTCGATAAAGGCAGATTCGTCGATGAAAAGAAGGTTGATAGAATAACCACGGATAGAATCAGTACTTGTAGCAGCAGCGATAACACGACTGTTGTTTTCAAGTTCGAATGAACCCTTATTCCATTCTTTGACGCCTTGCTGGAGCCATTTAGGAAGATGCTGGTAAGCCAACTGGACACGACCAAGAATTTCTCTTGCCGTGTCGCCTTTGTTAGCGAGTAAGGCTACGGTTTTATCTGGATTAAAAATAATATACCAAAGAATAAAAGCGCACGTAGTAGTTGACTTACCAGCCTGACGAGCAGTCGTCACAATATTAAAACGATTATTAGCAAAAGATTGTAACATCTCTTTTTGATAATCGTAAAGTTTGAAGTTAATCAAACCTTTATCAATACTAATAATTTTCATATATTTTTCTGTAAAATACACAACGTCCTGTGAGCATCTTACATATTCATTAACTAGATCGGGCGTCCACTCAATCGATTGGTTTTCTCGTTTGAGGTTTGCGTTTCCGTTGTACCCTTTAAGGTTATTAAACTGCTGATCCACCATTTTTCATATTCTCAATTACTTTTTGAAGTTCTGCAGTCGAGCCAACAAACAAATTATTATTAATTGTTTTGGCATGCTCGTTCGTAGGAGCATCTACAGCACTAATTTCACGAATTTTAGTTTGAAGTTCGAGCAGGTCTTTATTAGCCTGGAGCATAGTGTCCATAAGTTTAGCTAAAACTTCGAATGCTCTTGGGTTTTGAGACTGATCGGCAATTTGAGCCAAATTATATAAAGCTTCTTGACCGTTTTGTATAACTTCATAAACGTTTGATCTAGCAGCTTCGAAATCGTTTCTCGCGCTATCGTTATGAGCTTCAGCCATTATAGTTGCAACTGCTGTAGAATTAGTTTGTGTTTCTAAACCTAAAGCTTTGCCAATCGGATCATTATCTGAATTGTCTGTCATTCTATCTCATCTTCGTTGTAAACTTGAGTTATAAACCCATAGTCATCACTTATTTCGATTTCAGCATATGGGACAGAACCTGTATTCGAATTAGGACCGCCAAAATAATTTACAGGTAACCCATTAGCAGTTAATCCTGGTTGAACCGTTACACGTTCAGAAACAGGAAGTTCTCCCTTGACGCTCGATATTTTACCATCTTCAACATTAGATAGATAAAAGTTCGTTTCGACAAATTTAATAATTCCAGCTTTTTTAACTGGACCGTATATATAGCCTTTAAGAGTAAAGTCTAATGTCCAAATGATAGCTCGTCTCTTTTGAAACTGGCCGTCATAATTATCGCTGTATGATATATTATTTAATATGATTGGAATATCCATAACAACTTCAACTTCTGGAATTAAGTTTACTGTTGTTGTCCAATCAGGAGTAAAATAAGGAAGTATTTGTTCAATAATTTTAGTTCCATCTTCTGCATTTTTAGCATAGATGTAAACCTTAAATTCGATATTATAAGGAACAGGGTTATACTGATATTTGAATTTATTAACATCATCAGCATTTTTTACTGAAATTTTATTGATGGTTGGAAGTTTTCTTGAACCATCATATGTCATTTTTCCCATTTCAAAAGAAATAAGAGGCAACGGCGCTGTTGCTGTTGGGCGGTCGATAGCAGGATCCTGCGTAACTCGAGCAAGCATCTTATCTTTTGGGGCGTAAGTTACAGGAACTTTAAGGAGAGCTGTTACATTACCGTCTTTATCGGTTCTTGTAATACGAATATTATTGACGAGTGTTCCCATCAAAATAACATATTTGCGGATAAGGCTAAAATAAAACGGTTGACCAAACATTAAATTGTTCTTTCGCTAAATGGGTCAAATGCCGTGAAATCGACAAATAGATCTGACTCTGTTTGTATTTCGTCGTTATCTGCAGCCGCAATAAGATCGTTCAATGACGAACCTTCGAGAGTAAGGTAATCGCTATCTTCTGTTAGGATGTTATCGCCTTCTTCTGAAATAACAGTCCAATCGAGAATATTAGTGCTGAACTTTTTTTGAAGGACGTCTATTTCTGGTATACCAGTATTCATAGTTTCGCCAGAATACTCAAACAACTCACAAGTCATTTCCCAAGTTTGTAATGCACCTAATTGATAGAACATCTCAAACTTGTTAACATACTTAATTTGAAAACATTTATTATTAAGCGGAAAGAAAATAAGGTCACCTTCGTTTGGTCTAACCTTAGTCGTGTAGTTTCCAACGTCTTCATTAAAACGTCTTTGAGCAACAGAAAAGATAACTTGGTCACGAATTTCAAGACCAAACTTAGACATAAAATTGCCGTCGCCAGCAAACCCATCAACAGATTTAATGTAAATTTCAATAGGGTAAGCGTTTTCATAACTTGACTGATCGTCAGCGCCATAAACGTCATCGTAATTGTTTAACTTACGAGGAATGTAAAACATATCTTCACCATAGATGCGAATAGCCTCTATGATTAAATTTTCAAGTAAAAGTTGTTCTTGAGAAGCTTGAAAATTATTGAAGAAAAAATTAGTTGCCATTAGCCTATCATGTCCGTAACTGGAAGTGAATAGCTATAAACCATTTCTTTTTCTAATTCTTCTCTTTCTTTTGTAGCTTCGTTATAAATTTGCTGACCATTGAAAGTTAAGCCTCCAGGCATTTTCATACCTTCGAACTTTTTTAAGTTTGTTCCCCACTGCTGTTTAATTAAGCAAGCGGTATAACGTAGCAACCAACGATCCGACCAAGCATCTGTATATGTTGTAGGATCAAGAACTTCATAAGCTTCTACAATTAAATAATTACCTGTTTCTAATCTTTCCCAATCCATATCTAGATATAATTTGTTAACGTGACGATTATATCTCAATGGTTGCTGACCAACAAGCATCTGTTCAAGAAATTGAATATGGTTCATGGCCATATAGTATGGTACCATCGAAACAGATGTAAGGGTATAAAGATCGTTCAATGCGATCTGATAGCGGATATTAAAAAGGTTATTTGTATTGAGAGCATTTCCGATAGGGAAAATATTAACAGCGCCAATAATGTTTTCTGGTAAAGTTATATATTTGTTAGTTTTATCTGTATCAGTTACTAAATGTTTATAATATATTTTCGACGAGCCGTCAAAGTGATAATCCCAAAAATAACGTAGAGCTTCGTCAATACGATCTTCTACTTGATCGTCATCAACGTTAATTTCGATAACTGGTTTACCTAAACGACGTAAGCAATTTTCTTTAAAGTCGGCTCTAGTTGTTGGCGTTGCCATTTTATAATCCTTAAAACGTTTTTATTATTTATTCAGGTATCTCGACCCAATTTTTAATGGATTCGTCCCAATGATAAGTTTTACCGTCAGTAGGATATGGAACTGGGGGGTCCCATGCACCGTTTACGAAAATCCAGCTATCATATGGTTTTGGAACACTAGCCTGGGAAACTGCCATTTTATGGTCCTTATAAATATATATGATTTTTTAGTATTTATAAAACTAGGAAGCTGTATGAATTTTGATTTTCTTTACAATAAACGTTTTTTACAAGCTCGAAACGCCAAAAAATCCTATTTTTTCGATTCTATTGATATACCTGTTTTATCTTGGGAAACAGTTTTAGAAGAACTCGAAACCCATATAACTGGTGGGCTAGATTACGAGAGCAAAAACAACTTAAGGTTTATTTTGTTCGAAATGCGTAATAAAACCGTTTCGCAGTTCGTAAAACAATACTCAAAACTAGACCCGAAATTACACTGTGGTGCTCATTGTTATGTAAACCTGATGTCTAAGTCGGGGGAAAACGGAAGGCATAAAGACCCAGCCGATGTTTTATTTTGGCAAGTTGTTGGTTCTACACAATGGTCTATAGAAGACGATAATATAAAAACATATATACTAGAGCCAGGTAAAGCTGTATATGTTCCAGCTGGAATGTATCATAGCGTTACTTCATTATCCCCTCGTGCTGGCATTTCTTTTGGATTAGATTATGAGTAATATGTTTCATAAAATATTTACGCTCGAAAACCACAACGAGCTAAAACCTAAAATCATAAAATCAATTAAAGAGTTTTCAGCGAAATCTTTAACCAACTCGACAGATTCTATAACTAGAACTGATTGGAATATACCTGAAAACGTTCCAAGACCGTATTTCGATTATATCAAACCTTTTATCGAAAACGAGTATATGGATTATGTAAGATACCTTGGTGGAAAAAGCGCAGAGATTCATAACTTATGGTTTCAGCAATATTATAAAACAGACACCCATACAACGCACTGCCATCCAGGTTCTCATTTCAGTAACATCTATTATGTAGAACTTCCTCATAAGTTTCAACGAACGGAGTTTTATAATCCGTTTGAAAAAACATTTTTTCAATTTAATGCCGAAGAGGGAGATATATTAACTTTCCCTGCTTACTACGCTCACAGGTCGCCAGTAAATAATAGCGACGATAGGAAAACTGTTGTTGTTTTCAATAGTTCGATAGAGGTTTAATATGAACGTTGTTGGTCTATTTCCTACGCCATTTTATGTTGAAAATATAGAACAAAAATTAGACATGAAAGAGATCGATCTATTAGTCGAGCTTTCAACTCAAAAAGAAAACCTTATAGAAAATATAGGAAACGGTAATTCTTTTTATAAAGATACTAAAATATTGAAATCGTTACCAAACCTTAACTTAGAACTAACAAAAAAAGTTAATGAGTTTCTCTCAAACATTTTTGGCGAACATAATTCTAAATTAACAATAACTCAATCTTGGTTGAATATAAACCCTACAGATACGTATCATCATATGCATTCCCATAAGAATAGCATAGTAAGTGGAGTTTTATATATCGAATGCGATGAAAATAGCGGAGCTTTCAAATTATATAAACCAGAAGCTTTGTGTCGAAACGTAGGAGGGATTATAAACGAACATAATCCATTTACATATGATTTTGTAAAGTTCGTCCCTAATAAATTTGATCTTTATTTATTTCCAAGTAACTTGAAGCATTCGGTTGATACTAACAAATCAACTACAAGTAGACTTTCGCTAGCGTTTAATACGTTTTATATCGGAGAAGTTGATTCAGTATACGATTCTTTATCGCAGCTTACTATTACTGAATGTTCATAAACTGACTTAAACAGTAACGACCGTTTCCTTTGTAACCGCAGTATTCGGGATCCATTTTAACTTCCGTAACTTCGTGTTTTACATGAGAAGGAAACATAATCATCATATTGTTTTCTATTTCAACAGTTTCGTTATATTTCGTAAAAATAAGGTTACCACCAGTGAACTTTTTAGGCTCTTTAAACACCCATTGAAGCGCCGTTATAGAAGCTACATCTCTGTGTGATTTGTAATAACCACTATTTTCATAATAACTTAATAACGTAGAATCATTATTAATCATAAAAATGTTTTCATACATTTCATGTAAGTTGCTATAGAGTTTAAAAATATCTGCAGAAAATGTTTTTCTATTTATTTTTAAAATATTAGAAAAAGATCTATCGCAATAAACTTCGTCAATAAAAACACCATGATTGTGTTTCATATCAATTTTCTGTTGACCAGTTTTTTGAGGAGGTTGTAGCTTATTTTGGTAAGTTAAGAAATCTAACTCTTGCCATATTAATTTAAGCTCTTCTTCTGTATAATAATTTTTAATTTTCAAATATGGAAATGATTTTTTATCGTTACATACGTCCATTAAATAATTTCCTTCAACTTAAACGCAATCGTAACTCTAAGTTCAGGGCAGTATCTAGTAGGTTCTAAACCAACATGATTCAATGTACTATTAAACAATATACCTGTATTTTTAATAGGAATGATTGTATCTATTTGGCCATTTGTTTGTACAATTTGAGTTCCACCTCCCCAATTTAAATTCCAAATCGGGTTAGCATAATAAACAAACGTATAATATAGTTCTGGAGCATAATCTGTATGTACGTCTGTATGTAGATTTCCAGGCTGGCCATATGTTTGGCCATTTGCATAAACTCTTTTTATTTCAAATTTTTTATCAGATATTGTTTCGATAATTTTTAAAAAGTCGTTTTTAAAAAAAAGATCGTTTTCTAAATCCATATACCAAAATTTATAATCGGATGGGTTTTTGCTATAACCGATATATTTCCACTGACCGTTTAAAATTGTTTTTTCTAAAACGTAATTATATTGTTCGTCATTTAATACATTATAAAAGTATTTCACATTAAACTCCATAAATTAAATATTATTTTGAGACCCGTAAATTGTTCCTACTTGAGCAAACTGAACATAATTCGAACCTAATATAGAAGCACCACCTTCTCCTGGAGTTGTTGAAGAACCCTGTTGCCCCGCTCCGCCCGCTTGACCTAAACCGCCACCAGAACCACCTTGGCCACCACTATTAAACGCTTGACCGTTTGTGCCACCTGGTAAACCACCAGCAGTTAACGAACCCACTTGACCTTCACCACCACCAGCGTGCTGACCACCAGAACCAACTACATAACCTGCACCACCGCCACCGCCAGCACCACCGTGACCTCTTCTTGGTCGTTGGTTGTCTTCATAACCACGACCTCCGTTACCACCGCCTCCGCCTCCGCCAATAACGCCAACGTTATAAAGGATAGTTGGTGCACCATTTATTAAAAGCGCAGTACCACCTGCTTGACCTTGACCGCCTTGTGATGGTCCTGGGTTTGAATAAGTTCCTGTACCACCATTACCGCCTTTGCCGACGATATAACCAGCATTTTGTATAGTTATAAGATCGCCTGTAGCACCTTGTATGTTTAAACCATAATTAGAAGTAGTAGTTGCTCCTAATACAACTTCAGAACCAATACTAACAACTCCATATGTTTTCCCTGGGGATGGAGATGTAAATACGTAATCTGTTTGATTAGTATTAAGCGTTGTTATTAAAGCTGCATGACTTAGCAAATTATTTGATGATATAATAGTTCCGGAATTTGTTTGAACACCAGTTCCGCCAACTGATGCAAGGTTTCTTACATCAGCATCATTGAAAGACAAGGTTGCTGTAGCTTGTCTCCCTAATTCCGTATTAATAGCCGAAAAACTTAGTGAACTTGCGGGTAAAGTCATTTAGACTCTAACTCCTTAACTCTGTTTTCTAGTTCTTTAATTGCTTCGATAAGAAGAGGTACAAGCTTTTCGTAACGAACAGTAAGATACTTATCGTCAATAGGAGCTGGTACGACAATCTCTGGCATAACAGCTTGAACTTCTTGAGCCGATACACCAACTTCTGGAGTTGCTTCATACCCTAATGACTGAGCTAATTCGTTTGCTTCGTAATAAAAGCCAGAGAGTGCCTTGACCTTTTCAAGAGCATTTTCGATATTGCCCTTACGAATCTTAAGACGTTCGTCTGAATAGTAAGCAGTAATGTTACCAGTTGCGTAAATAGCGCCAGCGCCTGGATCGGCAGTCGTTCCAACAGAAAAACCACCACCAGCAGGAAGACGTGCACGTTCAGAACCACCAGTAAATAATGCCATAGCGCCAGATGCAGGTCCAACACGACAAACTGCAGAGCTTACGCCAGGAGCAACAATAAAATCTGAAGTAGATGAATCAGTTACAACTAAACCGTTATTTCCTGCGCTAGCAACTACTTTTAATTTTGAATCTGTTGCTGTTGAGCCGATACCAACGTTACCAGTTGCAGTAATACGCATACGTTCTTGAAAGCTATCAGAACCGTTGCCTGTATTGAATCGGATAGAACCTAAATCGGTTCCTTCCATAACACCATCGATACTAGCAACCTTTTCAGCAGTATTTGCACCAGTCCATTTAATGTAACTACCATCGCCAGATGCGCCAGCCGCTGTTTGTAAATTGATACCAGATGTAACACCAGAACCAGCCGAACGGTTGATTATTAACACATCTGACAAAGTGTTACTTGCAGTAATAGAAACTTGACCATTAGCAACAACAGTCATACGAGCAGCATTATTACTAAACAAAACTAAACTATCAGCTGTTTGTGTACCAACAGCAAACCCACCTAAATCAGATGGACCAATAAAGCCATTGAGCGTACCGCCGCTTTGATTGATTTTCAAACCACCATTAAGCGCTGGGGTTATTTTTACGTTTCCGTTTACTTCTAATTTTTCACTTGGACTATTGTTAGCAATACCTAAATTACCATTAGCAACGAAATAAGAAGCAGTGCCTACAGTAAATGTATTACTTACTGTAGCAGTAACTGCTGAAGTTCCGGAAAATGCTGTTGAGTTGATTGTAGCGTTTACAGAAGAATTACCGATGGTAATTAATGACGGGGTAAACACAATACCATTTGAAGTAGAATTGATAGTCCCTAAACCAACTACAGTTGAGTTAGCTACGAAACTTGTGTTTACTATCAGACCGTTTTTTACTACGAAATCTTTACCTGCCATTGTGGTTCCCTTTCCCCTGGCTTTTTATTTTTATTTAGGTGTTTAAAACTTCTGGCCACACAGCTTTAAGTTCTTCTACTGTTTGAGCAGCTTCAATAGCTGGATCAGATGTTACATCCCTAAGAGCTTGTTTTTGAGCCACAATTGTAGCAGTATTTGCATTTTGTTCTAGTGCTCGTTGAAAAGCTACATCTAATGCAGCAAGTAATGGTGCACGAGCAGCACGCATTTTTTCACGATGAATATTACGAGCTTTTTCCATATTAACAGTAATCATTGACTATTTCCCTGTTTTGCAAACCAAGCTTCGTGACCGACACCATATCCATCAGGCGTGGTAAAGTCGGCTTCCCATGCATTAAAAAAACTATCGTCAGGAAGTTCTACGGTGTCTTCTACAAACAAATAAGGTATACCAGCTGGAACATCTTTGCGAGCAACTTCTTCAATTGCAAGTTCGCCAGTTGGTATAATCATTGCAATACCACCAGTATCATTTGGAAAAATAATATATTTTCTCATATTTGCCTCATCTAATAACAGCAGCGTTAAAGGTGTAAATATCGTTTGTAGCGTAAACAACCAAACGAACTTGTGTAGTTGACATTAAAGTCGGAGCTGCTGTGATAGCTGATGCTAAAATACGAGCATTAACAGTACCACCAGCAACATCTCCAATTATAGCGCTTACGCAATAACTTGTATCGGGCATAGCAGTAGTAAAATTAAGCGTGTAATCACCTATACCGTTTCTAGTAACAGATGAAATATTTCCACTAGCGTTAACAGCTACTGTAGCAGTACCTTTATAACTTACCCATGCACGGCAACCATAAGCAACAGCAGCTGAACCAAAACCAGAGTTAAAAGAACAGTTAGCACCAACACTAAGATTGGTGTCGACAGTAGCCGTTCCATATACTCTTGTTCCACTTAAAAGTTTTGCCATTATAGTCCTCTTTAAATTATTATTTATTACTTAATTCTTTTATTTGATTATCAAGATCTGTTATTATAGATTTTAATGCTTCATTTGCAGCCATATAAATGACTAGCTCATCAACACACTGCGAAAGCAATACCTTTGGATCCCAGTTATCAACATCAGTACCACCAAGTTTATACTGTAACTTCATCAAAAGAACCATTTACAGATAATGTACCATCTGAAAACAATTTTTGAACTACACCATCTGTTGATGCAACTGGTGCAAAATGCTTATAAAGAGCAGTGTTATTATTTGTTATTGTAAGCGAATTAGTACTAGAATCTGTGACAATTGCAGAACTATTAGCAACTTTAAGAAGTAGTGCTGTATTAGTTATTGCTTGCAACACATCTGTCGGTGGTGTAAAACTTGTAGTATAAACTGCTGTGCCTTTTACCCAACGAATATTAGTAAGATAGCCAGTAAAATATGGTGTGCCTGAAGTATCCCATCTTCTTCCAATATTCCAACCATCGCCATTGCTGTTTAATGTACCATCCCAAGTACTAGCAGCCCCCGCTGCAGTTGAATCAACCCCATTTATATAAATTTTAAACGTGCTACCAGTAAAAACAAAAGCAATATGATACCAAGTATTAAGTGCAAGTGCTGAAGTAGACACTGCAGATCTTACCCATGCAGATCCATTATAATATCCAATATATGGAAATAATCCAAGTACTTGTGGATCAGTTCCACCATCATTTAACCCTATATAAAGATTTACTGGATTACTAGTACCTGTAAAAGTTTCAGAAAGTATAGAGGCTTGTGTTGCTGAAGAACCAACATTTATCCAACATTCAAAAGTAAACGGTGTTGTATTTGTTGGAATAGAAAATGCGGAAGTAGCGGCAAAAGACAGATATTGAGATAATCCGTTAAACAATATACTGCCGCATGTAGTAGTAGTAAATGGGCTTATTTTATTAAAACCTGTATTACCAGGATTTGTTACTAAAACTCTAGTGTTTGCACCACCAGAAGCTGTAATACTATTTGCTTCAGCAGTTTCTAATAATAAAATTGTATTTGCTGTTGCGCCTAAATTATATTTTGATGGAGTAAAATTTGTTGTATATAGAGCAGTATTTGTTAATCTAAGATTACTTATACTACCATTCCAAAAAGTACTTGTTTGGTTTCTTCCAATATAAGCAGTTGAAACAGTTGTATTACCAGAAATAGTAGCAGAACCATTAGCAGTACCATTAAGATACTGAGTTAATGTTGTACCATTTCTTACAAGAGCAACGTGATACCAAGTATTATTAGCTAATGCTGTACCAGTTATTGTTGCAGAACCGCTATTATAATATGCAGAGAGGACGTTATTAACTAATCTAATTTCATAGTTGTTAGTACCAGAGTTGTATGCTTTAAAAACTGGCCCTTCAGCTACCGATGTAGCAGGATTAATCCACGCTTCGAGTGTAAAATTGCTACCAGTTAAAGATGGTAAAGTTGTTGTTGTAAAATAATTATTAACACCATTGAAATAAGCACTACCACCATTTAATGTTACTTCATCAAAACCTTTAACTACTTGCACCGAATTATTTGAATATATTCTTTGTGTTGGTGTATAACTATTAGTAACAAATGTACCATTAGATGTAAATGTATGGACTTGATATGTACCAGAAGAATTTGAAAATGATGTTATTGTTCCACCAGTTGCAGCAGGTCCAAAAGCTTTGTATGCAATAATAACAGCGCCGTTTGAACCAGCTTTACCTGGACCATCGGCACCACCTGCGCCAGCACCGCCACCACCACCAGAACCAATGCCTGTACCAACTGTTGCTGCTTTATTATTTTGCGATGTAGCGCCTTCACCACCACCGCCTGTTCCACCAGTACCAATTGTTGTGGAGCTACTACTGAAGTTACCACCACCACCACCAGCGCCGTAATAAACAGTAGCACCAGTTATGGTAAGTGGAATACCAGCACCACCATTTAACGTACCTACAGCACCACCACCACCACCGCCACCGCCTCTGCTGCCGTTACCAGCGCCACCTCTGTTGCCATAACCGCCAGTTGCAGAAGAAGCTTGTTGATCGTTACTAGGTGCACCTGTCGCATTATCACCGTTACCACCACCGGAACCACCAGATCGACCAACAGCACTAGATAATCTATTGATACCGCCACCACCACCGCCAATAGCAGTATAAGTTGTTGCACCAATAGTTACTGTAGTATTTGAACCATCACCGCCCTGTGTATAGGTAGTACTTGAAGTAGATACACCACCACTACCAGATGTTCCGACAACAATCGGTATTGAACAAGCAATTGGAATTGTTACGTCTGTTAAGTAAAATACACCACCGCCGCCACCACCACCGCCAGCGTTACCATAACCTGCACCACCACCACCGCCACCGCCAGCACCTAATATATCAAAAATTGTTGCATTATATACACCATTTATAGTATACTCATCAAAATCGCCACTACCACCAGTAGTTAAAATACCTACATTACTAATACTAACGTTAGCCATTATCCAAAAACCGTATCAAGAGAACCTGTTGTTGCGTTATATATTTGATAAACAACACTACTAGTTGTGTTAGCAAAACCAACACGACCGCCAACATATAAATTATTTGCTACACCAAGACCACCAGCAGTTGTAATTGCACCAGAAGTAGCATTAGCGGAAGCTGTTACATTGGTAAATGCATATGACGAAGCAAGGTTAACACCACCACCGGAAACAGTTGACCAATACACATTACCAGAAGCACCAGAGGTTAATACTTGACCTGCAGTACCAACACTAGCATTAGCTGTGATGGTAGTAGATATTACTACGTTACCAGAGAACGTAATAGTATTTGTAAACGATTGAGTATTAGACCACGTATACTGTGCAGCAGTATTAACACCTGCAGCAGCTGCAGCCCAATATGGCGAACCTGTTGTGCCATTCGAGGTTAACACTTGTCCAGAAGTTCCCGAACCGCCATTAGAAATAAGCGGCGTAGTTAATACAATATTAGCATTATGAGTATAAACACCAGATATAGTAAATGAACCAGTGCTATTAACAACGTTAACGCCTAATTGAGCATAAGGCAAAGTGCCAGTAGTAATATTAGTAGCGTTCGTATAATATGCTGGTAATTGTCCACCAAGGTTGTTAGCATTATTAGCTGTACCATTAATTACTTGAGAAAATGTAATAGTATTAGAAAATGTTTGGGTATTTGACCAAGTATATTGCGCAGCTGTGTTAGTACCAACAATAGTAGACCAGTAAACAGCAGATCCATTAGTTGTTAATGCTTGCCCAGATGTACCAAGAGTACCGTTAGCCGAAACTGTTGTAACTGCAAGCGTATTTGCAATCGACACAGTACCTGATGCTGTGTTAACGGTTACATACTGTCCAAATAAACTTAACTGTTGATTCTGTGCCATTGGTTGCCTTTTTAACTATTTATTCGTTTGGCGTATCGGCAGGTAACGGTTCGTTGCCTTCAGCAAGCCAGCGCACATACTCTTCAGCAGTCACAAGGCACGACTCTTGATGACCATCAGGCCACTCGCGCCAAACGACTTGAATAGATTGCATAGGTCGAATAGGTAAAAGTTTCCAAATTGGTTCGCTCATAATTCACACCCTGTAAAATACATTAATGCGCCGGAATTGCTCATATAAATCATAGTTGCATTACCAGCAACTAGTCCGCTCATACCACTAAGTAAAATAAACGCAGCTGAATCATTCGAACCACCAAAAGTAACACCTGTTGAATTGCTAGTTGCTGTAGAAGCTAAAAAACCAGCAAAATGAGAAGCACTACTTACAAAAATGCCAGTAGCTGGAATACGCGGGCGAACCATATATGGTATAACATAATAAGCGGAAGTGGTTGAACCAGCCATTCCGGAACCAATATATGGGTTTGCTCCACCAGCGTAGGAAAATGATGGAAGATATCTCTGACACTTTGCCAGCGTATTGGAATAAATCTCCCGCTCAAACGGCGTTGCCACAGAGCCAACTTCAAGCTGGACGCCTGTAAGATACCAAGTAGCACCATTGTTAGCAACAATATTTTGCGAACCCGATACACTTAATGCGCCGCCAGCACCCCATACGTTTGCCGTAGAATTAAAATTTGAACCAGATCCAAGACTAAACCAAAAACCAAAACCACGACCATTTGTTGTTCCAAATGTTCCAGTTGTTGGTCCTGGAATCGTAATTGTTTTCTTTTCCCAAGTATTTGCCGCGTTGATTGTATAGGTGGCTGGATATGCCGCATCATCACTACCAGAACGAACTGCAACAACAAATGTTCCTGTCAAACTGGAACGTATCCAAAACGATAATGTTGCACTTAATGCACTAGATGTTCCCCACATTAAATCGGCAGCATTAAATCCTTCCACATATTGAACCATATAGAAGTAATCACTCGCACCAATAGTATAAGCAGACAAAGAAGTCACAAGAAGACTATTGGAAAAACCCTGACCAGATGGAACAGTGCTAGATTGTTGCACTGAATACTTAGATGACTGAGCATTGGTTGCAACCCAACGATCAAGAGTATATGTTGAACCAATAGTGGTTGGCGTAACACTTGCCCCCGCATTACGCTGGTCAATGACCATCGCGCCGTTGATGATGCGATTGCGCATGAATCCGCCAGTGTTAACACCACCAGCACCACCAGCAAGGACAGCAAGATCGTTAGTAATTGTCATTTATTGTTTCCCCTCTGTCTACCAGTTATTTTAATCAAGAATGCTTATATTTTTTACAATATTGAGAAACCTAGAGTTTGGCTCTAAGGCTACAAACTCATGAGCTTGACCAGGCTTCCAATCAAGGAAATTCCCAGCCTTTGCTATAATCTCCCATCCAGCACCATGAACGCGAATACAACCTTCAAGAACGAAGGAAACATGAGCGGATGCTTCATCGTGGTTGTGCATGGGAAGCTTATCCCCGACATCCTCAAGCGTGTACAAAGCACCTTTTAGACCACCAAATGTTTTTGGTTCTGCTTGTAGCATCAGATCACCACCGGAGGTTCGCCAACGACAGGCTCAACTTTTACCCAGCGATAGGTCGTTGTATCCAAATACCAGCCGCGACCAGGATACGGTGGAATAAAAGCACCACTTGGTGCTGCTGACGCATCAAACGTATAATCAATTCCGGCATAGTTATACCGGAAGTTGGCGTTATAGCTTGTCTGCGCCCAGATCGTGTCAATGCCAAAAATGCTTTGCAGATATGCAATTCCGACAGGTTCGCTATCTGGAAACGGCAAATTTCCAATAGAACTATTGTCCACGACAAGCACTTGTTTCACGACGTTGTTCTGATCAAGTTCAGCAAAATTTGCCATGTTTCACCTTATTGATACAGATAGCGGATGATGACAACACCGGAACCGCCGTTACCACCGACAGAGCCACAGCAGCCAAAGTCTTGCCCACCGCCGCCGCCGCCAGAGCCTGTATTGGGAGACCCAGAACCACCGCTAGGTGATCCTGCGTTTCCACCCGCACCAGCTCCGCCCCCGCCGCCTGACCCACCAAAGTTTGCTCCACCGCCGCCTCCGCCGCCAGCATATGCAACGGATGACCCGCTAATAGAGTTTGATGTAGAGGAGCCGCCATTGGCTCCACCCTTTATCGTTACACCAGATGCCGTAATAGATGCGCCTACAGAACCGCTACCGCCGCCGCCAGCAGCGCCGTTGACATTGTCTGTTCTTCCGTTGCCGCCATTATTGCCTTGCCCTGATGTTCCAGCGCCCCCAGTAGTAGTTCCGGCTCGTGGATTACCGCCACCACCTGACCCGCCAGATTGAGCAGCAACAGCGTTCCAATTGTCGCAACCAGCACCGCCGCCTGTTGATGTAGTAGAAATAGCTGAAGAGTTAGAACCATTACTGTTTTGTGATCCACCACTACCAACTGTGACAGTATAGCCCTGAACAGAAACTGATTGTCCTGTCGTGTACTGATAACCACCAGCGCCACCCCCGCCAGCGGGCAGGGCGGCACCGCCGCCGCCTTGCCCACCACCACCGCCGCCAGCGATGACAAGATAATCAACAGCCTGACCAACAGGAGCATTGGTTACTGTAAACGTGCCTGTGCCAGTAAACGTATGGATTTTGTAATTACCGCTAGTCGTGATTGTGCCACCCGTTGCTTGGATAAACGGACTAGCAGCCGCAGCCGCGCCAAGCAGCATTGAATAAGCAGTCATTAGGTTAGTCCCCCGCCTGTGATGACGTAAGTATTGGAACCAACGCAAAGAATTGTGCAGAGGCCATACTGAGCTAATGTACGGTTGCCAGTATTAGCTGTGCCAACCTGACGAAGCGTGACAGAGCTGCCTTGCGTGATCGTCTGATTGGAGCCGCTATCGTTGTAGATTGAAACAGACTGGCCAGCCGTCAAAGCAGTTGATGTCGCAACTGTAACTCCACCCGTTGTAATGCTGATGTATTTACCAGCATCGCCTGAGGTCAACGTGTAAGCGCCTCCTTGGCTGTTTAGCGGAACAGTGCGAACATTGCCAAGTGCATCACTTACACTGCCATAAGTAGTACTAATATCAAAATTAGCAGTTAACGTCCCAGAAACTGTTAAAGTATTTGACGTTAAAGTCACGGCGGTTTGATAACCGTAAACGTCAATAATATAGTTATTAGCTGGAGTTACAGTAAAGTTAACATTGCTACCAGAAGTAATAATTACGTCAGTTCCAGGTATCTGCTTAACACCGTTTAAGAATACTTGAACAGCATTAGCAATATAACCACCAGTAATAGCGAAACTATTAGCAGTACCGTTTGCAGTAATTTGCTGAGATACAAGCGTATTAACACCATTGGCCATTAACCCAGAAAGCGCATACGTATCAATAACAGCATTAGTTGGTGGCGTTGTGACGAACTGGAATGTAGAACCGTTCAATCCTGTAATTTCAGTATTGGTAGCAAGCACACCATTCATAAACACAAGCAATGCATTTGACTGATAACCAGCGGTAAACGTAAAGGTGTTTTGTGTTCCATCAGCAGTAAATGTCTGACGCGACATTAAACCACTAGTTGTTCCACCACCAGCAGCAGTAGACCAATAAACAGACGAGCCATTAGAAGTTAATACCTGACCCGATGTACCGTTTGAACTATTGGCAGTCATTGCGCCAGTAATTACAAAATTATTTACTGATATTGACTGACCATTAGTAAACCCACCGCTAGCGCCAGTAGTCCAATATACCGAAGTACCATTAGAAGCCAAATATTGGCCAGCAGTACCAAAACCGCCATTAGCAGAAACGCCAGCTGTTGTGCCGATTACTAAATTACCGCTATGGGTGTGAACCCCAGATATTGTATATGAGCCAGAAGTATTAACATAAGAAGCAGCTGCAACACCACCTAGATATGATGTATTGTTAGCGGTTAATGCGTTATTTACATTAAGATTAGATTCTGTTTTACCATTGAGGTAAGTTGCAGCATTAGCAGTTAATGTAGCAACGTTTGACGAGAGCCCAGCAGTCGTTTGATAGTTTGCTAAATTGTTCGTTAGGTTTGTAGCCGTTACGTAGTTAGAAAGATTACCTGATAGCTGTGCATTAGATACAACGTTAGCAGCGGATACTGTTCCTACAAAAGAAGTATTGTTAGCTGTCAATGTAGCTACGTTTGCAGACAATCCAGCAGTAGTTTGATAGTTGGCTAGATTGTTTGTTAAATTAGTTGCTGTAACATAATTTGCTAGGTTACCAGATAGTTGAGCATTAGAAACAACATTAGCAGCTGATACAGAACCAACAAAACTAGTGTTATTTGAAGTCAGTGCATTGTTAACGTTGAGATTAGATTCTGTTTTACCATTGAGATAAGTTGCAGCGTTTGCAGTGAGGGTAGCAACGTTTGCTGATAAGCCAGCGCTAGTTTGGTAATTAGCTAAATTGTTCGTTAGGTTTGTAGCCGTTACGTAGTTAGAAAGATTACCTGATAGCTGTGCATTAGATACAACGTTAGCAGCGGATACTGTTCCTACAAAATTAGTATTGTTTGATGTAAGAGCTTGACCAGAAAAATATGTTGAATTTGCTACTAAAGAACCGTTAATTGAAATAGCGCTACTATTAGCAACAACATTTTGAGATGTGTTACCAATTGTTACAAAAGTGTTTACTGTAATTTTACCAGTAAATGCTGGGTCAGATATTGTAGCATAATTAGCTAAGTTATTAGAAAGATTAAACGATGTTACGTAATTAACGAGATTACCAGATAGTTGCGCATTAGATACAACGTTAGCAGCTGATACTGAACCAACGAATGATGTATTATTAGCAGTATCTGACCAATACGGAGTTGAACCATTTGAAACTAATACTTGACCAGTATTACCTGGTAGCCCATTTGCATTTAATTCACCATTTAATATAAGACCATTATTAGCAGTAACAATTCCGGAAAAAGTTGCTTCATACGCATCGATATATGTGTTTGATCCGCCATAAGAAGTAACACTGAATGCTGTAGAATTTATATTAACATTTGTATTTAAATTACCAACGCTAATTGCTGGTGTTATAATAACATCTGGTGCTATTGTAGTTAAAACTTGTGTATTTCCAACAGTAATGCTACTAGTATTAGCAAACAATGCGTTTGCGTTTGAATCCACTGCACCATCAAGCTCTTGAAGAGTTTGTATAGTCAAATATTCGGATGTTAAAAATGATACTTGATTTGTAGTCATTATACTTTAACCGTTCTTGGGCCAGTTTGATCGAATATTGTACCAATGCTTGTATTACCAACATAAATTAAAGTATCCGTAACTCTAATTAAAGTATTACCATTATTAATAGATATACCAACTGGGTTATTAATTGTAAACCCACCAGTTATTGAAGTATTTGTTGGCAATAATTGTCCAATATGAGAATCAAATATTCCTCCATTAAAGGGTCCTTCATTAGAAGATCGTTTAATAGTTCCTGCACTAAATGTGCCTGATCTAGCGTTTACAGCACTGGTGTTTAATTTTTTAAATCCAAGGATAGTTGTAAACGATGTACTTGGTACTACAGAAGCTATTAAAAATTTCCCATTTATTGTAAATGTTTGCGTACCACAAATAAACGAGTTTGGAGTTAACCCAGTTATATCAACAGTATCACCAACTGATAATGTATGACCAGGATAAGTAAACGTCATTGAAATACTACCTTGGAAATAAAATTCGATACCAGGTATCGAATAACTTTTGTTAAACATATTTAAAGTTAAATCCGATGGTCCATTAGTGTAAGAAAACGCTGTTGAATTAATCACATTTGCGGTTGAACCAGTAGTAGAAAAAGGAATTATTGTAGTGCCTTTAGTAGGAGTAAATTTAGGAATAAAAATTTGCGTTCCGTTTGCAAATTCATGTGATCCAGTAGTAACAACTGTTGCAACACCATTTGCTCTTTGAATTGTCTTAATATTACGATCTCCTGTAGATGCTTTATAATTACCAATCGGGATAGTAAAAGATACAGTATTTGCAGTTGGTATATCTAAAATATTAAACCCACTCTTATAACTAACACTATAATTTTCTGTATTAAGAGTGTTAAGCGAACTATTAATAATAATTTTAGAATTTAAAATTTTCGTAAGCCCATGCGCAGTCGTTGTTTGTATTGTAGCTTTACCAGTTGAATCTATATTTGCACTATAAATTGTAAATGTCGAAGTTCCACCTGTTGTATCAATAAGGGTATTAACAGTAGAATTACCAACAAATATGATTCTTGGCGAAAGGCTAGAATTACTAATTGTATTTGAAACAGAGATATATGTCGTATTAACAACAGTATTTACTGCACTGTTACCAGCAAACAAAGATGTTGAATTAATAGAAGCATTTACTGTAGAGTTACCAACGGAAATACCATTGGCAATAGTAACGCTATTTGCTGCAAGCGTTTCTGCTGAAAGGTTTTTTTGAGACGCACCAACAATAATTGAGCTCGTACCATTTGACGTGTAAAGAAGTCCATCTGCCATATTAAGGGCAAACTCACCTGGGGCGATATACGAGGTGTTTGATGGATTCGAAACGTTAGGTGTACGTCCAGAAACGGAAGAACGCTTCACCTGAATTCTAGTATTGGCCATATGGCTCCTTTACAGCTCAGTATATACTGAGATTAAAAAATATCTTCTTCGGTCATTTTAGCCTCATTTGGGCGTTTAACAACCTTTTTCTTATTTATAGTTTTTAAAGATTCGTTTTCATCGTTTATTATTTTCATTTCAGCGTTTTGGCGCTCAATTTCTCGTTCTAAATCTTTAATACGAGAATTAGCATTATTTAATTCGTTTTGAACTTTTGTTTTTTCATTAAAAACATTATGGTGTTCAGAAGTTTTTCTATTCGAATCTTCTATAGCTCTATCGAGTTGACTACTCAACGATTTATTTTCAATACTAAGTTTTTCTAAACTACTCAAAACTTCGTTCTTTAAGTTTTCAGAAGCTTCTAATTGACTTGTAATCAATTCAAGTCGATCGGAAGTTATTTTATTTCTAACTTCCAGATCGATCGTTTTCCTAACATACTCGATGAATAAAAACTCTTGACGTTGTGCAAATAATAGGTTATAATTAGACTGTTCGTTTGAATCCATAATATAGTAACCTTATCGTTAGAACGTACCGCCATCCAATGCATCATACACCAATGCAGTGCCGTTAGATTGTAGGACGTAACCAGTGGTTCCTAGAGTTAATTCATTATAACCATTTGTCGAATTCCCAACAAGAATAGCATTATTAGTTACAGTAGCTTTACCAGTACCGCCAGAAGTTCCTGGTAGTGCAGTCGACAGCGATAATGTGTTAGCTACGAAATTAACACCAACTGAGCTATTTGCAGTAATTTGAACATTAGAGCTATTAGCAACGAACCCTTTACCGCTATTAAGATATGCTTTTAATGTGCCTTGATTAGTAAAATCAACAGTTGTTGTTGGTTCAGTCGTGGTTGTGAAGAGCTTGAATAAGCCATCAGCATGGTCACGAGCAAGACCAGCAAAGTTTGTTGTGCCGTATGTTGCATAGAAACCAGAGTCAAGAGTATCTGCAGAGTTATTAGCGGCAACAGCAATCATGTTGTCCTTAACAACTAGATTGTTTGTATTAACAGTGCTTAGTGTACCATTAATTGTCAAATTACCAGAAATAACAGCATCAGCAACTTTAAGCGTTGCAGATGTTGCATCGATATTAGCACCAGTAAATGTTATTTTGGTTGTATTAGCAATAAAGTTCGTGCTAATATTATAAGAATTCGATGCGTAGCTAGTTGTTGTATTTGTAGCTACAGAATTTATTGTATTGGCGAGGATAGAGCCATTAAACGTGATTGTATTAGAAAACGTTTGCGTATTGGTCCAAGAATATTGAGCGCCTTGGTCAACACCAGCAACGCTAGTCCAATATAGAGCCGAACCATTAGAAGCAAGAAGCTGGCCAGCAGTACCTATGCTACCATTTGCAGTAATACCAACTGTATTAGCGATAGTGATAGAAGAGTCGGTAATACGTAAACGTTCGTTAGCTGCAAGCCCGCCACCAGTGAAAAAATTAATGTATTTTGAAGCAGTATTAGTGCCGATAGAAAGGTTTCCACCGCCAGTATAAAGATACCCGTCATTCGCGCCATTAATTGTCCATTGAGCATTTGACCAACCAGAACTATTGATACCCATATCAACGAAAACAGCATAAGCAGCGACATCATTATAAAGCGCAAGGTCCATCGAAGCAGATGCGCCAGTATTAGAATTTTGACCTGCTATTTGAAGGTAACTATTGATATTACCTTGGTTTTCTTGCGTAGCTTGAAGGTCAGAAATATATCCAAGATGAACGTGTGAAGTAGTATTACCAACAAAAATATCACCTGTATCTTTATTGTAAGTAAAGTTCGTAGTACCAGCTAATACACCAGAGTCGTTATATTGGAACTGTCCGTTTGAACCCTGTGGATTTGAAGCAGCGGCTGTTTTACCATCTACGTAAGTTTTAATAGCCCAAGATGTAACAAGTTCGTTATTAGAAGCACCTGTACCATTTACACCAAGAACAGTAGAATTTGCAAATTTTGAAATAGCATTAACGAAAGCGTTGTTGCCCGTAGCACCGCTTCCATTAGAAGGAACAATTGTTAAACCCTGCGTAAAGGTATTTGTAGTGAAAGAGTTGGCGTCTGTAATAACAACAGCATTAGAAGTTGTTACGCCTGGATTACCAGCTTGGTGTAAGTAAGGGTACTTACCACCAGCGATACGATAACTAGTTCCAGATCCATCTGGAGCTCCAACGAATAACGAATTAGAAGTACTTTCTGATGAAAACGCTAATTCGCCGTTTGACAAACCAGTTGGCGTAGCAGTTGCAGTACTTCTTTTAATTTGAATTTTATTAGACATTTGGGCTCGGTCCTTTTTTATCTATTTATATTTTAAAAGTCCCCACCATCTAAACCTACATTTCCAAAATCAATTTTACGAACCACATATTTGTCAGTATTTGCATTGTATATAAGAGTTGAGCCATCTAGTTCTGTAGTAGCATCAACGTCCTTTAAATGGTCCAATCTATCTACCCCACCGCTGGTTAAAGTTGGGTTGTTTTTTAATGTTACAGGAGTCGTAGAGTCGATAATGCCAGCTGTAGCATTAGTCGAAACCTGTATTGTTCTTTTTCTGGCTACTACTACGTTTACCATTTTTATCTCGTAACTTGAGGCGTAACCGTAACAATACCTTCAACAATACGCGAAGTTGTACTGCCATCATTTATTTCTACATCATAAACATATCTACCAGAAGTCATAGCACTGGTTTGGTTCGCAGTCAATGAAAGTGTAATCACAGCACTACCTACGTTAATAGAAGTTGTAAAAGTTGCAGTTGCGTTAGTTGATGTATACCACTTTCTAACTTGAGAATTAGCAGTATAACCAGACAGTATTAAAGTATCACCGTTCTCGTCAGTTAAGTTGAGATCAGCTGAAAAAGTAGCACCTTGGTCTATTACTAAATTAGCTTTCGTTGCCATTAGATATTGAACCTTAAAAACTTAACTGATGTGTTAGTAGAAGTTGGTGTAAAATTAAGTTTTACGTGAGTTGAATTTGCATTAGCGACAAATACACCTAAAGTACCATTTGAAAGTAAGGTAGCATATTCTGTTGAAAACGCATCGCCACTATTGTGAGTTGTCATAATTTTTGTAGAAACATAAGCGTTTGCATTGTTATCGATAACATGGACAATATATTCTACAGCTCTATAAGAAGCAAAATCATAGTAATCTATGATAGTGGCTGACGTTCCTGTAGTAGTTGTATTAGAAGAAGCTGCTATCGATGAGATCGCTGACCAGCTGCCATTAGCATTTAAATAATACTGACCGTTTGACTGTTGCACAGAATTTGCTGTTGAAATTGCAACGTTAACTGAAGAATTGCCAATAGAAATAGAATTAGCATTAAAGTTACCACTTATAGCAGCATTGCCAACAGCCGTGTTAGTTCCGCCAGCAGTAACAGCATAGGTAGACATAGCATATGCTAGTTCGTTAGTTCGATTACGCCAATAATCAAACGTATTAGTATTAGCTGTATTTGCTACTGTTACTGTCATTTATTAGATCCGTTTTCTAAGAGCTTTGTAAGCAAACCTTTAATATCATCCAATGATGATTCTATACTTTTAATTCTTTCTTCGTGTGTCCCAACATTTCTCATAATTTCTCTTTGCCTTTTATAAGCAGCTAATCCAGGATTGTCAACATTTAGCAACGCTCCTGGATTGCTTTCTTGTCTTTCATATTCTTTTGTTTTCATATTATACCTGTAGGGCTATAGCTCTAAGATCACTTACCTTTGGAACATAAACTCTGTTAGAACTCAATAGAACAATTTTAATCATAAATGATTTATATGATCTATAGATAGCTCCAGTCGAATCAGTATATTCTAGGATATAAGAATTGCTTGCATTCTTGTAACCAGCATACGGATTTGTTGATGGTACAGAAGTTGGAATATTAAATTCATATTCTCTAAAATCATAGATATCGATAGGACTACTTCTTGTAGCTGGATTAGCATTTTCAAGTTTTGTCCAAACTTTACTATTGATATTAGAACCATCGTCAGCGTTTAAAAACTTTACATATACTTCAACATCTGTATTTATTGGTCTGTATGCACCAACAATTACCTTGATATCTTCTGCATCTTGTCCATCAGCTAGAACAACTGGCTTGCTAACATATTTCGATATAGCAGAACCATAACGAGTGTTAGCTTCGTTTGTGCTATCGTTATTAATTAAGTTTTCAACAACCAATGCTGATTTTCTAGAAAGGTCGATTACTGGCGAAATATACTTATTCGTAGTAGTCATAGTAGATCTAATAGTAAGGGATTTTGTTGCACCCTCATTAGATTTACTATAAACAACTCTTTCATAATCGAGCATTTCTCTTTCTTCGTCCATTGAAAGAGTGTTCCAATTTATATCAACAACGTTTGTATTAGAAATTCCTTTATAATCTAAGTTTAAAGTCGTATTCATAGGCAACATAGTTGCGAAACGAGGAACTATTGAATGTAGTAAAGGATTACTAATAGTATTAATAGTCGCAGTTGCAATTAACGTTGTTGTATTTGCCTGTGTTGTATTACTTTGCTGAGGTAAACGGAATATACCAATAGTTTTTCCTGTGCTAAATCCTCCGTTAGAAGAATCTAAAGTAAGAATTGATTGTGTAGTATCATAACTTTGTAGATAACCGCTTACAGAAGTGTTAGTAATAGAAATATTAGAAGTTGAGTTGATCATGTATACTTGATCGCCAACGCTAAGAGATCTTAAACTTGTATTCGCATTAGGATAAGTTAATCCACTATACTTAAAATATTCATCGTTTTCGTTAGTGAATAATGCCGTTCCTGTTCCAACTGTAAAGTTAGCAACATAAAGGTTGAACTTAACATCTTCTTTTGGTAAAGAAGTCCAAGTACGAGCGTTTGAAGAACGGAATGCTTCGCCAGTGTATGGATTACCGAATACCTGAGCGCCAGTAATAATATCAGTTCCACCAGTTTCTGCCATCCACAATTTATATTCTGGTGAACCGCCTTCTGGCTCAACATAGAAAGCATATTCCTTATTTGCTGCAAGGAAAATTGGCTGTTCTAACACGAATGTTGTCGCAGTAGCAGCAGTATTGCTGACATTAACAGCACTCGAAGCTAATCTAGAAACACCATAGGTCATAGTAGCATCAGGAACGCCGTTATTCATACCAACAATAGCAAGTTTAACACCAAGAGTTGGATCTTTAGATTTAAAGAAAAGATCTAACTTTGTAATGTATACGCCTGACTGTTCGTTTGGTGGTTCAACATAAAAAGACTGACCGAGTGGATCTTCTCTCGGAACAGGGCTCTCTGATGTTACAGTTCTGTTGTCTGTCATAGCACTTTGAGTGAATACAGGTTCAACAGCTGTGATCGTTGCATTACGAGTTGAAAGAGAAATACTAGAAGCTGTAAACACAGCGCTAGCTCTTGTAAGAGCAGCATCAGCACCAGTAATTAAGCTATCAGAATCGATAAGCTGTAATTGACGATCACCAACGCGGAACTGACCTTCTGGGATTACGAATACCCCGTAAAGAGCACCGCTTGAATCTGTAACTAACTGAGTGCCTAAAGTCGCTGTTCTTGTTAATATAGAATCAAGACGACCTGTTTTATTAGCTGCTTCGACAATATCTTTTAAAGTTGCACCAAGAGCTGTATTAAGCGTAGCAGGTGCACAATATTGGCTTACCGCTGTGTCATCAAAATAAGCATAGATCTTAGTATTTGGCTTTAAGTTACGAGCAATGAACGCGACAGTTCTTGACTTCATATAAGGTTGGATTGTAATATCAGTTACATACTTGCCGAGGTCAAAAGTTTTTTTAGTCGAAGTTACAAAGGTATTTGTACCATTTCTTACTTGTTCAGTAGTCGTAGTTATAGTTTCGCCATCTGAAGATGAACTTGATTTTGTAGTTCTCCAATCGCCCCAACGAGTTCCAAAAATTGTAGTATTCGTTGATTTAGATAACACATTAGCAAAATTTAAAAATGGAGTAGTTAAATCAATAGAAGCATCAACGTTTGGAAGATTTTTCTCGTCGCGGTTCATATCGTATGACGGATATAAATCTACGCTACCTTTCCAAGACCAAATTTCTTGAGTAGTATTACGATATTTTGTAGCAAACGGTTGATTAATATACTTTTCATGAGTATATGGAAGTGTAATAATTTTACCAGTTAACGTAATACCAGAGCTATTAGTAGAATCGTATATTAAATCGATATTTTCAGAATCGAAAAGTGGACGACCATAACCACGATCAAAATCTATGCTATAACGATATTCAATATCATCAGATTGAGCAAGAGCATGGCTATTCATAGGATCGGCAAAAATACCGTTTTTAAATCTATTCAAACCGTTAGAATCTGGCGTTTGAAGAGAATTAGCTTTTTGTTCAAGAAGATTTAATGTTGTATAGTATTCTAAACGATTGATACGGGCTTCGATAGTACCAATATCTTTCATAGTATAGCCACGATTTGTGACCAATTGAGTACGTACAGCATAATCTTTTCTATTGTATGCTTCGGCTTCTCTTACGCTTAACGATGGGTAAGGTGGAACGAAACCATAAGAAAGAATCATAGTATCAGTGTCGTTAATAGGACGAACTGGTTTTTCAGAAGGGGTGCCCTTGATAACACCAAGACCACCAGTGCTATTCATTGTCACAAGATCGATACGACCAAGATAATATTCAATATCAGCTTGGAAATTTGTATCAGGCTCAGCAATATATGTTGTGCTATAACTAATGAAGTTATTAGTTGTTGCTGGGTTTAAAGTAGCATTAGCAACAGATGTAGAGCTATTCGCAGTGTTAGCTTTAAACGGGCGGAAATCGGCTGAATCTCTCAAGTCGATAAATGTATTATCCGATGAGATATAGTAAGGAATTTGAGCTGTTTGAATTGCATTTGTGTTGGCAGTGTTAGCATCATCTCTTGGATAAGAATCGACGGAGAAAAAGCCAACACCATTATTCAAATTAGCTGTGAAGTGATCTAACTTAACAGTTAGATATTCGTTACCGAGAAACCCAACGTATTTTGGGTTTAAAACAAGTTTACCATGGTCATACATCTCATCTCTTTGACCATTGTCAAGATAAAAATAATTTGTAACATCGGTGCCCGTTGTTGAAAACGAAGCAGTGTTTGAAGTTACTGATACAATTCTGAATACGTCTGGTAAACCAAGGTTCCAAGAATTACCAACGGCAGCGTTAGCATAGATCTTAACGTAGCGATCTCTATTGATATCTTTCTTAGCCTGAACTGCTTGAGTTCTAAGCATTCTAAACTGAACCCAAACATTAGCTGATGATGTTAAAGCAGCTGCCGATGCAGTACCAGAATTAATTTCAAAAGAAGAACTATCAATTACATTAATGCTTCTTGATCCAGGATAAGTGTTATCCAATGGAATATAATAACCAGCTGGATAATGTTTACCAAAAGAAGCAGCAGTGTTTGAAGTTCCAGGAGCCGAACTAAGAACAATTTTAGTTGTATTTGAAGTTACGACTCTATAATAGTCTGTTGTAGTTGTATTAGCATGAATTCTTATAAATTCACCATTTGCAAAAAACGTATTAAGGTTTGTGCCTGTTATATGAGTACAACCAGAAGTAATAGCAACGGTATTTGCCGAAACGTTTGCGCTTGAAACGTTTGATTGTAAAGATACAATAAATTCTTTTTCAAGCGTATCACCAACAGTACCATTGCTATAGCCAATACTATCGGTACCACCAGCATATCCAGCAGCTGCAGCAACGGAAATATACCCATTTGTTTGAAGAGTAGCTTGAACTGTTTCGCGGAAATAAAATTGAGTTCTGTTATTTGCACCATTATTACTACGAAGAGTTTTAAGAGCTTTTTTACCGAATGGGAAAATAAGAGTTGATTTTCCGCTTTCTTCTAAAATTGCTTTTGAAGAGGTAAGAACAATATCACCAAAGAATTTACCATAAGTTGCATCTGAATTGTAAATTGCCTTAGCATCAGTTGTAAAACTTTTACCGCTATTCATTATGATATCGGTTAAGTAAATACGATAAGTCGTAGCTGGTAAACCAGGATCGCCCTCATCATGAACAAAAGCTTTTAGTTTAGCAGTACCGATTTTAGTACCCGTTACAGAACCACCAGCAAGAGTTTTATTAGTAATTGACTGTTGAACTGTATCGTAAATATCAACTTGATCAAAAGTGCTAAAATCAAGAACACCAGAAACTTCGCTCAAATAAAGATAATTACCATAATTTGCTGTGATAATTTGTTGAGGCGCTTCTAGGGTTGTAACAGCTTTATCTGTATCAATTTTACGAGCAGCAAGATATTCAACTTGACTACCGTGAATATATCCTTTACCAGAAGAAACTTGATAAGCAAAAGCTGCTGTATTAGCACCGACAATACTTTCGACTTGGAATGGTTTTGTTACATAGTCGCCAGATTCATCAAAAGTTCTCTGATTCATCATGTCAGACAAATCGTCATATGGCGTTTTTTTACGGTTAATTACAAGTTCATTCGAAATGTTAGAAAATTCGAATAAAGTAAAGAAAGTGTCGTTGTTTGCAATAGTTGTTCTATCTTTAGCAACAATCGTTGGAGTTAGTTTAAGACGATGTGCACCAGGAGCGTTTTCGTTCGGATAGCCTAATGCATTGTCGTTAAGAGAACTATCATTGTTTTCTGTTACAATTGATTCTACTGTTTCAAACCCAACAACATAACTCGCAACGTTTTGATCATAATCTCTAACGATTGTATATTGGTCATCAACGAGTTGGAAAAAACCTTTTTGATAAACGATGCCGTCTTCTACACGGAAACCATATCCTGTGCCAATAGCATTAATAGTTGCATTTGTAGAAATAACGTTAATTGTATTAACAAGATTATTTGCATCAAGAACATCAAGCTTGCTCTGATTAGCGCTGTAAACAGAAATAACTTCGCCGTTCGAAAATGTAGTTTTATTATTAGCGCCAGTTGTCAAGTACTTAACATAAAAACGATTTGTATCTGGGTAGTCTAATAAAGAACCAGCTTTCGTAACAACCGAAACGGCTCTAACGTTAGAAGTTGCACCAACTAGAAGATATTCGTTTGTAATATCTGTTATGAAAGCATTTGCATTAGCAGTAAAATTATCAGAAACACGAACATAAGGTAAATTAGCTAGAGTTGTAGGATTACAACCTTCTATAACCGAACCGTCTTTGAACATATGATTGCCAAAACGTTCGATTTGAGCTTGTTGAATAGTTTGAAGCTGAGTAAGCTCTCTAGCCTGAACTGCTGTCGAAGGTCTAAACAAAATACGATAGTAATTTTTAGCTGGATCGTAATCATCGAAATAAGGAGATACGTTAAAATCAGTAGTTAAAGGCATATTCTGTCCCTATTATTAAACCTGAACAACTAGCTTGAACAATTCGGTTTGAGTGTTCGAACGATTAATATTATTTATGTTTTGCACGTAAAGTGGTTTTAGATCTTTTGTATAAATCGCACCCATAGTGTTTATAGAAATTGTAGTTGTAGTTCCACCAGAGCTATTTGATAGATATTCGCCATCTGTAAAAAACTTATCACCTGTTAAATGTACGGTAGTTGAATTTGATAATGCAACAGTTCCTTTTGCGCCACTTGTTTTACCTGTAACTCGTTCACCAACTGCGAATGTATACGAAGGAGAAACGTTTGCGTAAAGAGTAGCGCTAAAAGTATTAGATTTATAAACAGACATCTTAGCGCCAGTTGATACATTCGCTGCATAAGGATTTCTAATTAAACCAATTTTATTATAAACAACATTTGATGTTAAAATAGTATTACCTTCGTTATTCGCAAAAGTAAAGTTTATACCTAATGCTTTCATATTTAATTCAGATGCAGGATCGGAACCATGACCGCCTGGAGGGGGAACGATAGCATATAAATTAGCGCCACTGCCATAACTTGTGTTACTTTGAATTACTACGTTTGCTCTAGAAACATTAGCACCGATATCTAAAATTACAACAGAATTAATGGAATTAGAAGAAGTATTAACAGTAGCATATGCAACTGGGGTAGTTCCATCTGTATCAAAAACAACAGCTGGTGTAATTAAATATTTCGTAACCGAAGGAGTTATATTCGTTGTATTAGCTTCGCCGTCAAGATAAACCCACTTACCGCTAGAATTAGAAACGTAAGAAGAAACAGTAAATAATTGCGAAGTAGTATAACCAACATTATAGATATAGATAGCACTTTTCGTATAAAAATCGTTATCAATTGAAGATGTAGATTCAATTTCAATTAATGTTGTATTTGGATTACTTTTAATAGTTCCATTAGAATAAGCTGAATACCCAGAACCAGAATTCGAAATCATAACAACTTCAACGCCAGAATTATTTAAAGCAGAAGAAACGATAGAGGAGTTTGGGTAAACAGGAACATATTCGCCTGTCGCAAAAGAATCGTAGTTACCACCAGAAATAGATGTTATGTATCTCCACTTATAACCATCGCCTGTAGTAAACGTAGTCGTTTGTGTTGGCGTTCCGATCGAAGACGGTTTAACAGTAGATTTAGAATTATTTGCATTATCAATACACTTATAAACTAGATAACTACCGCCTGTTGTAGCAGGTTCTGTTATAGCATAAAAAATATTATTTGTATAAAGTGTATTTGATGTGTTATCATAACGCTCATATAGAGTGTTTGAAGTCCATAAATTTCTCGAAATCATTGGTAAAATGTTACTACTAGTTAATTTTTTACCAAACAACATTTGCCAGTCGTTAGTAAAACTAGTAGAATAATCGTCATTTGTTAAAGATGGAACTGCGTTTTGAGAAACAGGATTTGCGCCAAAAGCATAATAATTAGATGTATTCGCTGCAATATTGTCAACGATTTCATCATAGATAGCTTTTTTATACGAAGGAAGTATCTTACCCATTTTATTCCTAATATCCTCTAATCAGTTTTAAGTGTTTGATTCTAAAGTTGGTGGCGTAGGAATAATTTGAATTTGACCATTAGAATAATAATATTTATCCGCAACTATACTGTTATTACAAGTAACCCAAAATAATGGTTCTGCAATGTCAAAACCGTCTTCATCAACCTGTGCTATTCTAACGCCAGTCGAATTATCACAGTTATATACGATTTCTTGAGGTGAAATTAATGCTTTCATTTTAGTACTCCACAATCACAACACCAGTTGCGCCAGCGCCACCATTTGAGTTGTTCCCGCCGCCGCCGCCGCCGCCATAGGCTTGACCCGCAACGCCGGTAAACGCCACCGCCCCCGTAGTAGCAGAGCCAGCAGCACCCCCTCCCAAAATGCTGCTACCGCCTGCACCGCCCAAATTTCTTACATAGCTGATGGAGCTACCGCCACCACCACCGCCAATGTTTAGATCGCCACCTGACCCAATGCCACCTGCGCCACCATTGGCAAAATAGCTGGTAGACTGGCCCCCACCACCACCACCCGTTGCAGAGCAATACGCACCAAATGATGATGTTCCACCTGTCCCACCAGCACCAGATGTGCCAGCAGCACCGCCAGCGCCAACCGTAACGGAAACTGTTGCTCCTGGAGTAAGGCCAGTAATTATTTTAATGGCCGCCCCGCCACCACCGCCGCCTGCCGATGCCTGCTCATTAGCGCCACTGTAGCCGCCGCCACCACCACCACCAACAACTGTGACTTTAACTTTTGTTATGCCAGCTGGTATTGTAAACGTTCCGTTAGCAGTAAATACTTGCCAGTTAGAAAACCCACTAAGTGCAGCAACTGTTTGTGTCGAACCATCAGGAAACTTAACACCACCAGTAGTCGATTCGATAGTACCAGCAACAACTAACTTTTGACCTGGAGCAGTGTTACCGATACCAAAATTACCGTTAGCGACATGATATGCCGCAGTACCAACAGTAAACGTGTTTGTAGCTGAACTATTGGCATATGTTGAACTGTTAGCAGTAAGAGCTTGACCAGAAAAATATGTTGAATTGGCTACTAAAGAACCGTTAACAGCAAGGGAAGTAGAATTGATAACAAGATTTTGACTTGTATTACCTACTGTAATAAAAGTATTTACTGTAATTTTACCAGTAAATGCTGGATCAGATATTGTAGAATAGTTTGCAAGATTATTCGATAGGTTAAACGATGTTACATAGCTAGCAAGATTACCAGATAGTTGTGCATTTGAAACGACATTAGCAGCCGAAACGGTCCCAACGAACGATGTATTATTAGCAGTAAGAGCAGCAACGTTACCAGATAAACCAGCAGTAGTTTGATAACTGGAAAGATTGCTTGTTAATTGTGCGTTTGAAACATAATTTACAAGATTACTTGTTAGCTGTGCGTTTGAAACATAATTTACAAGATTAGCTGATAGTTGTGCATTTGAAACCACGTTAGCGGCAGCTACCGAACCAACGTATAGTGTATTATTTGCTCTACCAGAAAAAGAAGTCGAGTTTACCGTAGCGTTAACAGAACTGTTACCAACAGTAACGGTATTACTGATAAATGCATTAGCATAAAGCTCAGTAAAATTGCTATTAATTTTATCAAACGCAGTACGTAGCGGGTCGCCAGTGCCATCGTTTGGTAATGTTCCTATGTTAACAGTTTGCTTTGACAACTTTTTTTCTCCTAATGGAAATGATATTTATCAACTTAAATTAGACAAAATAACTATCATCCAAATCAGCTGTAAATTCAGCATTATCTGCCGTTAGATTATCAAAATCTGATGAAAAATTATAAATGGTTTGTTCAGCTAAAACTTCCATCAATGAAGCTTGAGTGTTAATTAAACTGAACTTTCCAAATAATTCTGAACCAGAAGTGTGGAATGTATTATAAAGGATTTCCTTATATTTAGCCAATACTTCGGCAACTCTAATTTCATAAGAAAAATCTTGATAGTAATAACTATCTTGAATATACTTGTCTGAATTTAAAAAACCTCGAGTTGTTGACCAGTAACCACGTCCTAATCCAACACCAGTTTTTTTAACTCTTCCGATAATTTCACTTGTTGTATTAAATTCTGTTATCGAAACAGAAAGCACTGCTCCGGATCCGTTAGCACTTCTAATTCTAGTTACAGGAACGTCTGTATAACCAGAACCAACATAAGTTAACGTTACGTTTGTAATTGCACCAGAACTATTCGTAGAAACGAAACCGTCAGCAACCGTAGCAGCGCCACCGCCAGCGAAAATTACAGCATCGCCATTTGAATAGTTTGTTCCTGGATTTATAACAGATATATTATTTGAAATACCACCATACAAGTAAGCTTTTACAAGCTCGCCTTCTATATAACCCTTACCAGAGTCGACTGCAATAGCTTTACTAGCAATATTATTACCAGAATTTACAGGTGCGTCAATCTCTTCATTAATACCATTAATAGTACCATCTGCTCTATACATTAATGGTTCGTATAAAGCGAAATTAGAAGGTAAAATTACAGGAGCTGCTCTATATTGAGCTGATGATGTTGAATTTTTAGACGGCGGTCCATAAAGAATTATGCTAGTATTACTAACGACTTGTTTAATTACTGCTAATTCTATTGAAGAACTAAGGCTCGAATTAGCTTTAAGTTGAATTACGTCGCCATTTGAATAAATCCAATTAAATATAGTATTAGTACCAGTAATTGTATTAGAAGTAGAATTATAAGATACGTTACCAGGAAGAGCTTTCGAATATTGACAAGATCTAACGAAAACGTTTGCTGGTTGAGTATAACCGTTACCAGTTCTAATATTAGTTAAATTTAAAATTGTTCCGAAAACATTATTCGTATACGAAAAAGCTATTCCGATGTTAGAAGACTGATTAGCTGATGTATTACCAGGAAACCCATAAGAAGCCGCATTGATTGCTAAATTAGAATAGTCGCAAATAATATCTGTATTATATTCTACCGTTTGTGTATTAGAAACGGGAGCTAATTGAAAAGAAGCTCCTTGACCGTTAGCGCTATTTTTATAAACGAACGTTGCAGCGTTCGACATATAACCGAAACCACCTTTTACAACGTCAAAGTTAAACGAACCAAACCCTCTTGAAAGTTCAGTAATTTTTAACAGACCATTAACGCCAAATGATATATTTTGACCGTTTGAAACATCGTTATGGGCAATTTTAACAACGTCACCAACAGCATAATTTTGACCACCGCTAACAATTGTTAATTCTTGTAAAGAACCAACTACAGTTGGCGCAGAAGTTACTGCAGCTGTATTTCCGATATTACCAACTACTACAATCTTTTCACCTGGATTGAAATCACCACCACGTGGTGAAATGTTAGAAAGATAAATTATGTTTAATATGTCTCTATTGAAGGCTTCTTGAATATAATTTTCAACAACAGCTGTTGTTTTACTCGAAACGCCAACGATTTGTTTTCCAACCAACGAAGATAAATTGCTATTTTTAGTAACTTCTAAATATCTTGGTTCTATCCAAGTACCATCCGAAACACGAAGCATATCTTTACCAGGAAGATAAACGTCAATATCTTCGTTATAAATTAATTTAAATAAAAGTTTATAACATTGAATAGTACCCTTAGAACGATAAACGTCAAGGATGTGTTTTAAGAGAAATCTCTTATTAGCAATAATATTAAAAGGAATGCCATACAAATATTTCTTTTGAAAAAACTCTAGGAAATTTTCTAGGGTATTATCGATATCTCTATATTCTAATATAGATCTAGCTTGATATAATGGAGGCAATAGTGGAGAATTAACACTATTAACAATAACGTTGTTAGCTGAATCTCTTAATTGAGTTTGGCTTTCTGCCCATTCGTAATATGCTTTAGTGAACAATATGAAGTTCTCGCCCTCTTCTTGGTAGAATTGAGGGAACTGATTTTCAATAAAATTCGATATTGTTTTTTCTATTCTAAAGTCCATTTTACTTTACAGTTTCTATTGCTGTTACTGTTACATCGCTCAATTCTAATAGAAGAATTTTGTCTTTAGACATGATAATATCTTTATTATTTGGCAAATAATATAATGAAATATAGTTAGTGTAATCTGTAACCTTAAGATTATTGATTTTAACTAAACCTGTAACATAGTCAATCGTACCGATATTACTACTCAATATCGTATATCTGTTATTAATGTATGTATAAAGAATTAAATTGCCGAAACCATCGTCCTGTATATTACAGATACTGTAAGCCGTGCCATCAGTAGAAGTATAAGAAAAACTTGAAGAACGTAAAATTGGGTTTAATGGCGGTGCCCCAGCATAAACCTGATCGTATTCGCTACCGTTGTTAAAATCAACAACATAAGATTCGGCAGTGTTAATTTTAGGTGTAAGTCTTTTAATGATTTGAAGATGAGTATCGTTACTTGTTATACTCGCATCAGAATTATCGATGTAAGCTACAATTTTACTGTATCTAAAATCGGAACCAAATTTACCTATATTAGCTGTAGCGAACTTATTAATTGCAGTTCTTACAACGCTTACGATATCTTGCTGTAACTTTGTAGTAGCGTTTTTATCATATTGAACCGTTGTTTCTAAACCAACATAAAAATAATCCGGATCAACTACAGAAACTCTATTCGGAAGGGCGATGTAATTTGTTAAATAATTTGTAATTTCTGTTTTTAAATAATCAGGAACTATAGTGCCGCCTGTTTGCTTAACAGCAATAACAACTTTACCATATTGTTTTGGTTCTAAAAGTTCGCCACCGTAAACATTAACGTCGTCAATTTGATTACCGAACTGAGATAAGACGAGCGAAGAATAATCATCAGAAGCAACTGCTCTTTGCTGAGTTGCAAAATAACGAGGGGCAGAAAATCTAATTGAGTCGATGCTTTCCTGATTAGCGCCACTTGTTGCTATAGCATCAACTGTAATTACGGATTCTGTAGCAATACCGCCATTTAATGTACCAACATCTGTAACTAGTGTAAAGTTGTCAACACCAAGAGCATCAGAACCGTTTGTAACTCGATAGTTAACCAAAATAGTTGCAGCATTTAGTGGTTTTCTTCCGAAAAGACCATCGCCGAAAACTACTTCATATTGGTTATTTTCTGCACCTTGAAGGAAGTATACTTCTGATAAAGCTGATAGGCCAAATAAGTTTTCTGCTTTTTGGAAAACAGTATTAGTCGAACCATTGTTTTCAATGACGTTGATAACCAAGCTATTAATATCTACGTTTTTATTCGATATTAGGAACCTTTGATTTTCGATAGTATAATCTACAAGAAACGAATCTTGAAAGGCACTACCTTCGTAAATTTTCAAACCATTTATTGAAAAAGTGCTATTAGCAGAAGTGTAGCTTGTTTCTAAATCAGTTATGAATGTATATGTTCCGTTAGAATTGTACCCAGAAAATTGTGTACCTTTTTCTAATGTAAGTTCGCCAGAAATACCAGTTGTGTCAAACGTAAAGGAAATTTGAGCTTCTGAAGAACGAGCAGATTGTGGAAGATAATTGAGCTCTTTAGCGTGTGAAATGACCGACTCGTACTTCTGAGCCGAATCAAGAAACATTTCAGAAGCAACCATGTTAAGATAGAAAGAATTCAAATAAGAGTTATAACTAAGAACGTCTAATAGAACGTTGATGTTAGAACCATCAAAATTGTAATCTCTAAAAACAAACTGGGTCGAAAGGAATGTTTTTAAATTTCCTTTTAGCGAATCGAAATCTAGTGAACTTAAATCTAAAGAGCTATTAGCCATTTATCGTACTCTTTTTAAAAGAATTGTAAGAGTTATAGGTGCTGGATTATTTATTAAATTGTAGACGATTGTAATTCGAATAGAATTTTCTTCGCTACCGAAACTTTTTGAAGTAGCGAATTCATTACCAACTACTTGAGCCGAAGATAAAAAGTTAGCTCCGCTATCAACAGAAACGCTTTGTAAATTTACTCTTGGTTCGTTATTTTCTATAACAGTTTGTATGTAATATTCAGCTTTAGTTAACGAAGTGTCGTCGTTCATTTCAAATAACATATCTCTTATATTAGAACCAATATAAGGTTGAAACGGACGCTCCCCTAAATTTGTTAAAATAAGATTTCTAAGCGACTGGTTAACAGCTTGTTCGTTTGTAATACGACCAAGTTGATTGCCAAAAGGAGTTTTAGCAAAACTGTTCAAGAAGTCAGAAAAGTATTCTGTTCTTTTGCTAGTAGCTGTTCCTAATGCATCTGCTCTTGTTAATTCTGTTGCCATTTATTTGCCTTATTTGAAAGTAGTTGGAGGTGCGTTTATACCACCGTTCTGAACCTTTGTACCGTTTCCTGCAATGGTAATAACAGAACCATTTTCGGCAAACGCTGCCACATCTCCATTATAAGATTTGATAATTGTATCTTTTTTCGAACCAATGAGTACTTCGTCTGTTTCTGAATATAGTACGATTGGACCAGTTTTTGTTGTTATAGAAATACCAGCTGGGCTAATTACTATCTTATTATTTCCAACAGCTAGAGTTATTTTTGTTGTACTTTTAACAGTTAATTCGTTGGCGCTAGATAACTGAAGTTTACCAGAATCAACTTTAAGATCGAAATTACCACCACCTTGTACGTTTATTCCAAACTCGCCCTTAACAATATTCATCTTATTACCAACGATAGCATCAACTTTATCGCCAGTTATCGATGTATGTTGGTCGCCTTTTAAACTTGTTACACTATCGCCTTCTTTAGATGCAAAAGTTTTACCGCCAGGAACAACTTCAACTTTACCTTCTGACGCCCCGCCAACTACTTTCGTAGATCCTTCATATTTTGTTCCGCCAGAAGCCGATCCTTTATCGCCTTTTGTATTTTCATTTTTTGTAGACTGGTTACTTTCGTCGACGTTGCCGTCTGTATTTTTGCTAGAGCTTCCAGCATTTTTTCTTTCATTATGAGTATGAGAAGTTTCCATACCCTGATAACCATCGGAAACTTCTTTAGTTTTAAAACTTCCGTCGTGGTTAACTTCTGATTCAAACGAGTCACTTGGCTTATTTGGATTTCTGTGAACAGACTTTATTTTACCATTCGTATCAGCTTCCATATAAAGATAAACTGGGTGTTCTGGCTCTTTTGTTTGAGCAGCAGAAGGAGGCATTTTTTTATTTGGAGGCTGACTTGCGCCTGCAGCAGCGGCTGCAGCTCCTCCAACAGAACCAAATCCAGTTAAACCTAAAGCAGCAGCAGCTCCAGCTGCTAAATCAGAAACTGCTGAAGCAGCTTGAACGACGAAAGGCTGACCATCACCAATCGTGACAGTATCTCCAGGTTTTGCACCTGCTGCTAAAGCGGCTGAATTTGGATCAGCAAAAGCCATTAAACACCTATATTCTCAAGTAAGGAAGTAGTAGCACCAAGAGCTAAGGTAGAAGCTCCACCGATAGCCATTGCATTTGTTATATTACTTTTAGCAACTGATGTACCTTGTGCCGCTAAAGCCATAGCAGATAAAGAAACACCAGCTGATAATAGTTTATCAGAAATATCAGCGTTGGATGCAAGAGCGCCTGTTATAGCAGAAACTGCACCAAAGCTATTAATACTATTTAACAAATTCGAAGAACCTCCTAATGTAGAAATTGCACCTGGAATAGAAATTCCCATCCCACCAAGAGCTCCTGCTAAAGAACCAAGACCACCTAAACCAGCAAGCGCCGAAGGTAATTTTAATGCACTTCCTGCGTAACCGCCCATCAAACTTACCATTGCAGCATTTTTTGTAAAATTAGTTATCGAAGCACTTACACTACCACCTAAAACAGAATCTGGAATATAAAGCGAAGACGCTAAACTTACTGCACTTCCAACCGCTCCTAGGATAGAAGGAGCTAAAGCCATTAAGTTTATGCTACTACCTTTACCAACGACTCTTTCCATACCGTTGTTTTCATGTTTAACTTTATTATCTTCTAAAATTAAATTTAAAATAGAAGCAGTTAATGTCGGTAAACCTGTTAAAGGACTGTTTATAATATAAGGATATAAATCATCAGCTATACCTTTTTCGGCTATCGCTAGACATTCTGCTTCTGCATTAGAATATGGGTAGTCATAAGATGTTCTTCTTACTAATGCTATCTGACTTTCTGGAGTCGTATAATGCATATAACCAATATAAGGATCTTCTCCTAAATTGTAATAATTTTTAGTTGATAGATCTGGCAAATCTGTTATAAGATCATAAAGAACAACATCCGTATATGTTTTTTCAACATAAAAAACTAAAGGAGTTGGTTTAACAGGAATGTTATTTTCGCCAAATATCAAAGCTTTTTCGACAAGTTTTGCTATTCCGTTCTTAACAATTTCTTGATAATCCGAAGATATAGAATTAATAGCATTACCTGCGAGTGCTATATTCAAAGCTGTTAAAACCTGAACGTAGCTCGTTCTGTTACAAAGGATACAAAGAGCTTCTGAAAAAGCGTCTGTAACTGTGTTCTTTTGAGTTTGGCCCATAGTTGCGCCACCTTTAGAACCACCAGCCAAAGCCATCAACATTTTAATTATAGCAAAGTTTTTAACCATTCCAGCAAAAACTTGTGCTTTACCAGAAGGATCTACTTGAGCTATTATAGAAGCTAAATCGACTCCAGGAGGAGCAGATGCAGTTGTAGGAAAATCCGCTTTTGGTACAAATTTTTGAACGGCAGTTTCTAAAGCTTTCGGACCAGTTCCGTTTTCAACAGTTACTGATTTACTATCAGCGTATTTTGCTTTTTCTGTATTGAGAGGTTTTCCGCCAACTTTTGTATTATGGGGCGATCTTTTAGAATCGCCAGTTTTACCACCAGCTGGTGAATCAACTCCTTCTGAACCTGCTTTTTTTTCTGAAATTGAATCTGGTTGATTGCTATTATCTACAGCCATAATTATCCCTTAGGTAATGCGCCACGTGAAAACGAACCCATGATAATTGGATATTGTTCAGCAATATCATCGTCCATATAAGCTATAACAACTCTAGAGCCTACTAATAGACCATGAGGTGTTATTCCTACTTTACCTGTAGCAGCCGAAGTAACTGGCTGAAGTGGCAAAGCCCATGGCAAATGATCATCTTTAATATTTTGTTCATCGTTTTCATAATTATATTTTCTAATTTTAACTCTACCTGACTTTAGAGGATCTTTAATATCTCTAACTTCAGCAAAATAAAATTTAGCCATTCTCACCACCACCTTCTTTATAAGAGCCTTTTATAACTCCAAGAATCATTGTATATCTTGGAGTTTGTCCAAGAGGTTTTATTTTATGCCTAATTGAAACAACAAGAGCTTTTCCATTAAATTGTTTTTCGCCACCATTACTACCGCTAGAGGGGTCCGATTTATTAGGAACGTTTAATTCAATCATAGAACCTAATTTAATAGAAGGGTTTCCAGGAACTTCTAATAATGCATGATTTTGAGCGATATGAGACAAATAATCAATTCTATTTTTTCTAGCTTCAGCTACATTTGTTGTAGTTTTATCATTAGCAGCATCCTTCATTGTTACTACAGGAACTGCCTTTGCCGAGCTCGGAGGACTAGAAAAAGTTTGAGTTTTATCTGCTGTCGTAAATTGTGTTTTTTTCTGATTTACTTGATCTGTTTTTCCAAAAGTTGGGTTATAAGAAAGCTGTTGAGCCTTCGTTGTAGATCTAGCAGGAGTAAAAAACGAATCCGAAACTTTTATCCAAATTATAGAGTTTTGTTTTTCCGAATCAGAAATATCACCATAGTTTAAACTAGGGGATTGTTTCAAGGTCACAACTGGCGATTGTTTGAATAGTTTTTCGAAAGTAGAAAAAACATATTTCGTATCAGTACCCGTCGATTGTTGAAAACAAACAAACGCTGATGATTTATTTTCATTAGAAACGTGTTCCGAGCTTAATTTTCTAAGAGCTTTAATAGGGTGTTCGTTACTGAAAACGATTCTTCTTTTACCACTGGTTGCTTCTAGATCAATTGTTTTATTAGTTTTGAAATTGTTTTTCAAAATATCTTTAATCATATTACTAGTTAAATCATCATAACTTTTTTGAACGAAATTTCCTTGGGAATTCAAAAGTTCTGCCGAACAACATCTAATATCATATTGCTTAAAGTGACCAGAACTACCACCACCAGGTCTTTCAGACTGATCGTCGACGTTTTTATTTTGCATCATTTTTAATTTAAACGAAGCTTTAGAACCGCTATCAACTAACCCAAAAGATATATCAACGTCTTGGTCATAGGAACCGTTTAATTTATTTTTACCTAAAGCATCTTGCGCATCGATAACTCGAATATCAGCCAAAACACCAAGTGGGTTTAAAATGTCTTCATAAACATTAAACCCAGCATACTGTGCTTGTCTAGGATCAAGTAAATCTATTTTACCGATTTTTAACGATGAGATTTTGATATCACCAACTGACATTTTAAACTTTCATATAATCTCTGAGATTATCAGAAATCGTTTGAGCGTAATCTTTATCTAAAGTTCTTAAAGTTTTGTTATATTCATTCTTTTCGCTTTCATACTCATAATATGTTACAGGAGACCAATATATGTATTCGCCGTCTTGAATGTTACTAGCTACAGAAGAAACAGAAGTGAATATCGTATTCGTTCCGCTTTCGGTGCCGTAAACATAACTCCCTGCTTTAATTGAAACCGTATTACTAGTATAGTAAGTTCCGTAAACATGCTGTATATAAACAGCACTATTTGAAACGGAAACTACTTGACCCTTTCCAGTATTAGAACTATCAAAAACGATATCGCAAATTTCGTCTTTTATAAAATCTGTATCGGACACTTCATAAGATATAATCTTATTTGTATTAGCTATCCAATCTTTTTGAGATCTTTTATAAGAAACGATAGAATTAGTCGCCCCTAAGTTAGGCTCCCAATATTTTTTATTTTCTGCAGGCAATGCGTTAAAAGCACTTACGCTGATGTCTTCTCTATTAACCCAATCGTTTCTATAATATTTAATTTTATTAATAGCAGATTCGTAAGAGCCATATTTCTTAGTTACAAAATTTACGAATTCTGTTTCGCTAAGATACCATTCGTAATACGGATCTGTTATTCTATTCGCGAAATAAATTATCCAACTTTGAAACGGATCTTCATAATATCTAGAGCTTAATTGATCTGCTCTTTCATAACTAGAAATTTCATAAGGATAAAATACAAACGGATTGTTATAGACTTTATCTAAAAGAGTTGTTCTCTTAGTAATATCTACAACAGTAGAATTGTTATAACTTATGGTTGGGAATTTTTCGAAATATCTTTCGGTCATATTAGTCCCTTATCCTAAACCACCAGTAGAGTTTCTTATGGCATTTCCGATAATTGGTCCAGCCGCCACAAATGCAGCTGCTATATTTCTACCAGCTTGACCTGTGGTGATAATTTCTCCAGTATAGTCAGTTTGATCCCAAAGCTGAATTTCTTTAAGTTGTAATGTTAAATTTATAACTGTTGGACGATTTGTTCCTCTAAAAAACGAAGGATTACCAGCCCCTGTAAAATCAACTTGAACTGAAATGATAGCACAATTTTTAAATTGCATTCCCATTTCATCTGGCAACATTCGTATCCTTACAATATCAGGATACTTTAAATATAAACCGCCCATATTTGTAGGTAAAGAAGATTTTCTACATGCGTTGATTATATTATTAAGAGTTTCTGATTCTTGAGGCGTATGTGGTGCTAATGTCCAAGAAAACGTAAACTCTTTAAAGTTTGGCTGTTTGAACTGCATAAATTGGAATGGGTTTAATGCTGCGCCAATTATAGGACCACCGATAGAAATAGCGGTCGATATTTCGGCTGCTCTTGGTACGTTCCCAACTAAAGAAGCTGCTTGTTGCGTCGCACTAATTTCATTCCAAGATAAGGTTGTTGCATCGTTTATCTTTTTCGGTAATGGTAATCTTATACCATTTCCAGAAGGAAGTAGAGCATTTCCTCTTGGGCCACGATTTCCGCCTAAACCCCCAGCTCCTTGAATGCCAGTTGTATAATTGGCAAATTCAATTTCCGTAAAAAACCCTCTATCTCTTGCTACTAAGTCATTAGGAAAACTTAGAGTGTCAAAAGTTTTTCTCGGAGGAGTTGGGAATTTAGCATTATTTCTATATGCTGTTATTGGTATTAAAGGCATTGAAGTCCCATAATTCGTGGCTAAATATCTTATAATTTCTATTTATATGAAAAAATGGCAAAATATAATAAAGGCAAGTTCAAACCCAAAAACCCTGAAAAATACAAGGGCAACCCGACAGAGATCTATTATAGATCTGGTTGGGAATTCAAACTCATGATGTATTTAGATCATACGAAAGAAATCGTAAGTTGGGGGTCGGAAGAAATCATAATACTATATCGTTCGCCTATAGACGGTAAGATACATCGTTATTTCCCCGATTTTATTGTTACAAAAATAAATAAAGAAGGCAAAAAAGAAACTGCCTTAATTGAAGTAAAACCAGCTTCTCAAACCAAGCCACCTGCTAGGCAAGAAAAGCCGACTAAACGATATATTACGGAAGTAACGACTTGGGGCATTAACGAAGCCAAATGGAAAGCAGCTTCTGAATATTGTAAAGACAGAGGCTGGGCGTTTCATATTTTTACCGAAAAAGAACTTGGGATCAAATACTAATGGCATTATCTGATTTTTTAACGAACTTACAGAACGCCGGAAAAGATCTAATTTCGTCGTCTAAACAATCTGAAGAATGGTATAAAAATAAGATCACCGATGTTGTTAAGAAAGACCCATCGAAACTTTTTAAAAAATACGCATCGCCTCAAGTTGGAAAAATGTATATTTACGTTTACGACCCAAAGCATAAAGATACGTTACCGTTTTATGATATGTTTCCTTTGGTAATCCCAGTACAACCTTACCCCGACGGTTTCCTTGGTATAAACTTACACTACTTGCCCCCAGGAGCAAGAGTTCAACTGTTAAATGCATTGATAAATATTGCTGGTAATGATAGAGTAGAAGACACCGTTAAGTTTAATTTATCTTATGACCTATTGAGAAAATATGCTAATCAATTCCCAGGAGCGAAAGCTTGTGTAAAGAGATATCTATTTGAACACGTTAGAAGCTCTTTTCATTACGTTGAACCTACTGATTGGGAAAAAGTCGTTTCAATGCCGCTTCAAAAATGGAAAGTAAACCCAGATAAAAAATACGCTGGTTCGCCACCTTATTAGGAATAAAAATGCCTTTTAACATAAACGCTCTAAAAGCAAATATAGAAGATTTTGGTTATTTAAAAAATAATCAATATCAAGTTTTCATTAGCCCTCCGAAAGTGCTATTCAGTACTTCTTTGGCTAATTCCACAGGGTTTAGAACATTAAACCAACTTTCTAGAATACAAACTTTTAGAATAGATCAAGTTAAGGCTCCTGGAATTTCTTTACTTTCGGCTGACATCAATCGTTATGGCGTTGGTACATCAAATAAGCATCCTTTCAATGCGCAGTTTAATGAAATTACATTTTCTGTATTAAATGATGAACAAGCTGAAATTTGGCAATATTGGTATCAGTGGATAAAATCTATTTACGATTTTACAGGCTCCGAAGATAATGGGTTCGGAGAAATAAATGCTATGCCAACATTTACATCAGGTTACAAAGATCACTATCAAACTACGATTCAAATAGTTGTTTATAATTCGTATGGCGAAGTAGCACAAAGAATCAATTTGTATGAAGCTTTTCCTGTTGCTTTAAGAGAAGTACCTTTAGCTTGGGCTGATAATAACACCTTGATGAAGATTAACGTTTCTATCACTTATTCTCATTTCACAATGGTTAGTTCCGAATTAACTTTACCAGCTTCGATTTTCGTCGTTTAACGTATTTTTATAATGGAGATATTTTATGTCAAATTTGCCAAAAATTGACTATCCGATTTACAACTTTAAAGTACCATCTTTAGGAAACAACTATAAGTTTAGACCTTTCCTTGTTAAAGAAGAAAAACTACTTCTTATGGCAAAAGAAAGCGATAACCCTTCTGATATTTTGTCTGCTATTAAGCAAATTATCAATAACTGTATCATGGATACGAAACTTGATATTGATAGGCTTGCTATTTTTGATTTAGAATATCTTTTTTTGAAGTTAAGAGCGGTTTCTATCGATAATATTGCTAAAGTCGCTTATAAAGATTTTGAAGACGAAAAAATTTATGAGTTCGACGTTGATTTAAATTCTATAGAAGTTGTTTTTCCGAAAAATATTGAAAATAACATAAAAATTACTGAAAAATCAGGTATCGTTATGAAGTATCCTTCGTCAACTTTATATGATGACAAAGAGTTTTTAAATTCTGAAAAAGAATACATGTTCGAACTCATAATTCGTTGCATTGATAAGATATATTATGAGGATGAAATTTACGAATCAAGCAATTACTCTAAAAACGAACTTAGCGAATTTTTAGAAAACTTAAGCATGAAAGTTTTTGAAGATGTTCAAAAGTTTTTAGTAAATGTACCTAAAATTGAACATAAAATTCAGTATAAAAACTCTTTAGAAAACGATAGAGAAATAGTGTTGAGCTCGTTAAACGATTTTTTTACATGGCGCTGAACCATAATTCGTTGGAAAACTACTATACAACGATATTTTCTTTGGTTCAGCATCATAAATATTCAATTAGTGAATTGGAAAATTTGATCCCTTTCGAAAGAGATCTTTATACAGAAATGTTAATGAATTACCTTAAAAAATTAGAAGAAAAACAAAACAAAAGTGGTTAATTAAATGGCTGAAGTCCAAAACTCACTATTAAGTAGATTTTTAACATCTATGAATAGATCGCATGGTGATTTTCGAAAAAGCGCCAACGATAATAATAGAGATATATCTAAAATAGTGAAAGATATATCTGGTGTTTTTTCTAGCCATAAATCTAGCTTTAACGAATTATCTTCCGCATTAAGCGAAGTTCAAAGTCATTCTGCTCAATCAGCTGCGAAAATAGATTCGACTAATGGATTATTACAACAATCTATTAGCATACAAAATAGTATGCTTGCTGAATTAAGAAGCTTAACATCTTATTTGAAATCATCTAAAAGTGCTGGTGGTGCAAGCGGTCAAGACAATACTGGTCTTTTGGATAAATTATTACCAGGAGCTGGATTAGGAAAATGGGCTAAAGGTTTAGCAGGGTTAACTCTTGGCGCTGGAGCGCTCGGTCTCGGTTATTTAAACAGCGACAAAAGCGGTGGCGCTGGCTATAATGTAGTTGGTGGAACTGAAGACCAAAAAGTAGATGCTGCTTTACAAACTATTAGAGGAAAGGAATCTGGCGGTAATTATGCAACAACCAGTTTCGCCGAAGGAAAAGGTTCTACTGCTTCTGGTGGTTATCAGTTTACAGATTCAACTTGGCAAGCTCAAGCTAAAAAAGCTGGTGTAGATATAGAACAATATAAAAGAGCAAAAGATGCTCCACCAGAAGTTCAAGATCAAGTAGCTAGGTTTTATGTTAAAGATATTTTATCAAGAAATAACGGCGATGTATCTGCTATACCTAGAGAATGGTATACTGGCAATTCTGCAGGAAAGATGTCAGATAAAGCCATAGAGATAAATCGTGGTCTTACTCCAGAAAAATATACTCAAGATTGGATGCAAAAGTTTAGTCAAAATGCATCTGGTATGGGAATGACAGTTACAGGAGGTCAAACTTCAGGAAACCAAGGTTCTGACCCGCATTCTCAAGGTGGAATTAAAGTTGGCGGAGAAGGTGCTGGTTCTCAAAATGGCATGACAACATTGAGATCGCCAAGTGGAGTCTCTTATACTGTTAATGAAAAATATGCTCAAAATTTTAAAGGATTCGTTGACGAACTAGAAGCTTCTGGGTATAAAATTAAATCAGTAAGTAGCTATAGACCTGGATCGACGATAGCTGGTACAGGTCGACCAAGTTTCCATTCTCAGGGTATGGCTATTGATATCAACCCTAGCGAAAACCCACATACATTCCCTGGCCAACCAAATTATGGTAAAACTGATATGCCAGCTAATGTTGGCGCTATAGCAGCAAAATATGGATTAGGTTGGGGTGGTAATTGGCAAAGTAGCAAAGATACGATGCATTTTTCCGCAGGGGCATCTGAAGGAGCCGAAGCTGGTGGTAAAATGGATCATTCTCATACAGCTAGTAGAGGCGGGATGGGAGAAGGTATGATGCCTGGTGTTATGGGCGTCGGTCCGATGGGAATGGGTATGGGTCCTATGGGTATGATGCCTGGTATGGGAATGCCTCAAATGGGTATGATGCCAATGGGTCGACCAATGGATAATCTTACTGGCGCAGGGATGATGCTTGGTGGCGCTTTTGGAGGCGGTCAAGGAGCTATGATCGGTGGGTTAGCAGGAATGGCTTTAGGAGCTATAGGAAGTATCTTTTCCCCTGACGAACGTTCTGGGGGAGAATATGCTAGAAGAGATCAAGAAGTTAATAGAAGAACAAATCAAATCAATGCTATAAATGAATCTGCCGAAGAAAGAGAAGCATTATCTCAAAGACAATTAAGAAATGCTTCTGAAAAAAGAAACGCTCGAGAACAGTCGGATGTTGTTAATAATCAATTTAACGTCGCTGGTCAACGTTCTGATTATAATTCTGATACAAATGCCAAGGCTTCGTGGTGGGCAGATTTATCTAGAGCTTTTCCTGAATTACAAAGCGCTGTCAAATTTAGTGCATAAAAAAAGGGAGCCGAAGCTCCCTTTCTCATATTAGCTAGCAGCGAGCTTTTTGAAAAACTCCAAAGACTCTTCATCTTCGTCTTCATCAGCAGCCGCATACTTAGGAGCAGCTGCAGCCTTTTGCTGCGGAGCTTCTTCAGTACGAGCCCAAGGAAGATCCTGTTCTTCAGCACGCTGAATCTTTTCAGCGTTAGGATTTTCACCAAGAGCCTTATTGAGACGAGCCTTAAGTTCGTCGTAGCTCTTGAAGTTCTTAGGGTCAAGAAACTCCTGAAGAGAGTGTTCTGACTGCCAAACCTTTTCGAGCTGCTCGTCGTCAGCAAGAAGAGGCTTAGAAGCTTCGAACTCAGACTTATCATAATTACGATAGCCTTCAACGTTACGAATCTTCAACTTGAAGTTAGCACCAGCCCAAAGATCAAAAGGATTGACTGCTTCTTCATCAGCGAACTGAGGATTCATTGCCTCGTTCAACTTATCGAAAATCTTCTTTCCGTACTTGTAAAGGAAAACCTTACCTTCGTTAGCAGGGTTACCAGAATCGGAAACAACATAGATATTGCTGACGAAATGAAGGCGACGCTTCTGCTTACGAGCAATTTCCTTGTTAGCTTCAATGCCAGAGTTCCAAAGCTTTGAATTATATTCAGAAACTGGATCTTGCTTACCGATAGTGGTCAAAGAATTTTCGATATACCAACCACCTGTTCCTTGAAAACCATGGTCAAATATACGAACGAAAGGAACATCTTCATTTGGGGGAGCAGGAAGAAAACGGATGACGGCGTAACCATTGCCAGCCTTATCAACCGTAGCAGTCCAGAAACGATCATCTGAACCCTTTGACTCTGTATTACCATTTACCTTGGTAAGTTCGGCAGTAAGAGCTTCGAGAGACTTCTTACCAGACATTGCCTTAAGCTTAGAAAAATCTACCATTTATATTCTCCGTATGTTTTGTATGACAGTGTATGACGTTGTATGATGAGCTCAATGCTCAACATTATTTAGTATACCCTATTCTTCAAAATAGTCAAGGACAATCTTTTTCAATTTATCCTTATCACATTTGATGAAGGGAGAGTACTTCTCAACCTTGGTTTTAAGGTTATCCCAAACCAAGTCGTATTGCATCTTAGAATCCCAGTAACTTTTCGCACCAGAAAATTCGAGAAGCAAACAGAAAGTTTCTAAGCTGATTTGCTTACCTAGAAACAATTTCAAAAGAATCGGGTGTTCGTTATTCTTACAGATAAAGTTTTCATTGAAATTAGAATCTAATTGATTCAATTCGCTTTTGAAAACATAACTCAAACTCTGTTGGCGCTTGAGCCAATCCTTGTAAGTTTTTTCTGCAGTTTCGCTATACGCAAGTTCGCGGATCCAAGACTTTTCATTATCCGAAAGATTCGCGATAAGAAAGTTATGGACGTCTGGATGCTTGGCTAGTTTTTGAAAGAATAACTTATCTTTACGAACTTCAAAGGAGGAAGGCTTTAACCTTGACTGTCCATTATATTTGAAGTAATCATAAGACGGTTTTGTAAAGTGGTTTTTAAGAGCCACGTACTCTTTGTAACATTCAAAAGCTGACATACTCATTTCTTCATTTGTTCTACAAACCTAATATATAAACCTTTTTCGCGCCCATGCGCTTCTATTTCCCATGGATGATCCCAGTAATCAACTTCGTTAGGATCGATAATCTCACCCTTCCATTTACTCTTATGAACCTTTAAGTAATCTTTAAGTTCACCTTTAGCATATTGCTTGACATGAACCATCTCGTGGGCGAGGGCTAATAACATAGCCGACTTAGAAAGTTTCTTATCTATCGTTATTATAAAATCTCTAGAACGATGGTTTTCGAACTCCCATTCGCAAAAAGCATATTCATTGCTATTCGCTTTAAACGTTTCGAAGTTAATCGTTATTTCTAGCTTGTGATAGAGGGTTTCGCCGAGCAGTTGACGACCATAAAACTTAACTGCTTCTTTACACAGTTTTATTGGAACCTTTGATGGTTTACCTGACGCTCTGACGTACATCGCAGCCCCTCCGCCCAATCTCCAATATTTATTATAGAGGCAACCTTGCTCCACGCTTTAGGACATTTAAATTTTCAGCTTCAGCTTGAATTTTAGCCTTCATCGCTGGGTCCTTTTTAATCCAGTAAGCAGCGGATTCTACCTCTAAATTATTCTTTTCACACCAAATAACAACAGCGTCGATATAGTCAATATTTTTCGTTCTACAAAGCTTTTCTATTTCTTCAACGAAATTGTTGATGATCATTTTTCATCCTCTATTTCTACTTCAACGCCTAAGAAGGCAACCCGAAAACCAAGATTGAAAAGCCGCCAATAAAAAACCGAACATATTACAATACCGATAATAGTATACCAGTAAGTTGTACTTAACAATTGATATACGCCTATAAGGAAAAATTGAGAAATAACCATAAGAAGAATACCCATGGGGAGATCTGTAACAAATTCAGTTTTCATATATGCTCCTTGAAATGGTAGGGGATGCAGGATTCGAACCTGCTCGAGAACGCTAATCTGGCGCTAGAAGGTTTATAAATCCTCCCTGTGTACCAACACCATCCCCCATAAATGGCGATCACTGATGGATTCGAACCATCGACCTACAGATTAGAAGTCTGTTGCTCTATCCAGCTGAGCTAAGTGACCA